AAGGGCTCCTTCTTCGCCTGCTCCTCGATCTGCGGGCGAGGGGAGGCGTCGGTGATGTCGATCATCCCCCCCTCCATCTCGTCGGCGGTCAAGCCGACGGCCTCCTCGGGGAACGCCGCCCTCAGCGCCTCGGCCTCGGCGCATTTGGCGAGCTGCCCGCGCGCCCGGTTCTGCCATATGGAGTTCGGGATATCGGTCTTCCCAGACTGGCGCTTGTAGGCTTCCAGCCACCACACCTGCCCGGTGAAGGCCATCCGCTCCTTGCTGACCATCCGGTAGACGGTCACCTTGCACCACTCCGGGTACTCGAACTGAATGGTCTGGTTCCCCTGGCCGAAGGTGTGAGCCGCCATCGGCCCGAACTCCGGCGCGTCCTTACCAGCGTGCAGTTGGGTCCGGCTCGCGGTGGCTCGGAGTTCAAAGATCGTACCCCAGATCCTCGGGACCATCCGCTGCCGCTTGCTGTCCCACATCGGGACGATAGCCACAGGGCGCTTCATGATGTCGAGGTCGCGCGCCTTGCAATAGTCATAGGCCAGCAGGATGGCGTCGTCGATCACGTCCGCGATCATGGGGCTGGGATCGCCGAAGATCACCTCCTTGAGCACTCGGAACTCGTCGTCGCTCAGGTCGCGCTTCGCCAGCTCCACGTTAGTCGAGGCTCGACGCAGCGTCGTGACGTTCGTGCCCCGTTTCTTGTCAGCCTTCCTAGTCTCCGTCATCTCGTGTCTCCTCGTTGACTTTTAAGTCAATGTTGATGGGTGGGCGCGGGCCGGTCGGTAGCCGGCAATGGGAAGTCTTGCGGGCCGCAACCCATCACTTCCAGGTCTCTGACCTCTGCGGTGCGCCTGGGGGTCCTACCCCCGCTGCCGCGCCCATAATTTCGATGTTGGCGGGCGGGCCGGGCTTGATACCGGCTATGCTGGCTATTAGGCCAAATTCCTAGGGTCGCATCGAATGACGTTTCTCCGGCTCTGAATTTAACCGAGCAGACAGTTTTAGCTTGGCCTCTCGGACCGGAACCCCAACAGCGTGTCCTTCCACACCGCCGCCCATAATTTCGCTTAGCGAACAACGCTCTTATGCTCCTGGTAGATTCTGACGCCCTTGAGTTCCTTGCTGCCGCCCCGTTGCATCTCCTTCTTATCGACGATCCCGCGAATGTACCCCCGGATCGCCTTGTCCAGGCAGGGCGTGTCGATGTAGGGGCGCAGCTTCGCCAGCGGTATCTTGGTGCTGTCCTCGATCTCGTGGATCCATCGGCTCCTGAGACTGGCTGACGCGCCGAGGTCAGTCCTTGAGATACTTCGGTCCGCCGGCCTCGACGCCGCCACCTGGCGGGCGTCGTCCGCTGCCTGTAGGCGCTCATCCACCTCGGCGTGCTCCTCCGGCGTCTCGGCAGTACTGTCGGCGAGCATGGCCTCCTTCTCGGCTGCCTCGGCCTTGGCCTCCGCCCGCAGCCTCTCCTCCTCGGCGACCCGCCGCTGAAAGCGCGTGATCCTGTCCGATACGTCCCTCATGGCCTTGTCGACATCATCAATGATCGTCTGGAACCAGCCGTTCACTGCCGCCACCGCCCGAACGTATGGCTGTTTCTCGGGGCCGTGTAGCCGCAGGTCGTCGGCAGTTCGCCGCACTGACCGCATCTGCTTGACGAAGTCGATGGCCCGCTTCTCGACGTCATGGTCGTCGATGGTCTCCGGTACCCGCGCCACCGCCTCAAGGAGCTTCGCCGCCCGCTCCTGGAGCTGCTGGTTGTTCTCGGCCACGCTCTGCGCGGCTTCCTCCACCATTAGGTCGCCTGGGTCGGGCGGCAGGTTGTCTCCGATGCCGCGCTCGGGAGCCGCGTCGGTCTGTTCGGTCATGGTTTTTCTCCTTTAGTTAACAGCATCGCATCGAGTGCATCATTATATTCCTGCCAAGTCTCCATGCAGGTTGGCCGGTCATCACTCTCAGAGACCTGGCAATTTTCATGGTGCGCGGCCATGAAGGCGCGCATCCCGTGTTTCCCGTATCGGTCAATATTTTCCTCGGCGGTTTTCAGAAAGCCTTGGACATCGTCTGTCTGGAAAAGAACGCCGCCTCTCGGGTCACACGGAACATCCCTATCGGTTTTATAGAGATGGCGGTTATCGTGGGTCCACCAACAAGTCCGTGCGCCGTAAAAGATCATGTCCGCGCCGCTATTCAACACCTGATCAATCCCCACCTTCTCCACAATCACGGGCATCTTTATCTCCAATTGTTACGAAATGTTTCACGTGAAACATCGGCCTCGATACCCGGCTCATCAGATAAACTCATCAGGAGGAAGCTGATATTCCATATCGTCGCGCCTCCATAGGTGAAGGACGAACGGGTGGTTGTTGATGTACTTGTCCTCCCTGGGGTGGAACTGGATAACCGTCTCGTCATCACCCCAGAACAGCCCTTTCACAAAGCACATCTCACCCCACGTCGGACAGCGGTTCCTGGCGCTAACCGAGACGTGTTCCCAGTGTGTCGGATTTGGCCCACTGGAAATGATCTTAAGCATCTCCTCGGCCGGGCCGTTAACCAAGAATACCCCCGCGAGGCCGTCCGACGAGCGGCCGCCGTAGGGGCCCTCGCGAATCCGGCTCGCTTCGATTAAAGGGTGCGTTATTTTCTTCAAAACATCGGCTCCATGGCATCCCAGTTGACCTTTGATCGTGGGTTGGCCTCTGGCTCGCCGGGTGCCTCGGTCCTGGCCCAGTTCTCCAAGCGGAGCATGTGTCTGTACTGGCGCTCGGTGATCGGTCGGTCGGCGCACCACGGCCACACCTCCGACATCTCGACGGCCTCGTGGCCGCGCTGGAAATGCCACACCGCCCCGCGATCCATCGGGTTATCGGGGAAGTCAGGATCGGGGGTCACGCCGTACCAGATGTGGACCGGGACCAGCGTCCCGCCCCTCGCCTGCTTTACCGCATAAAAACCCTCGACGGGATTACCGTCACCGAGCACCGCGCGCCCTTTCTTCTTCATCCTGAGCATGACACCGCCTCGTCCTCGCCGGCCTCGATGATAATCCGCGCGCCGAATATCAGATGTGTGTTCTGGGCGTCCCGCAGCGCCTCCTTGAGACACTCGAAAAACGCCGCCACCTCTGGATCAGACGCAGCGGTAGCAGAAGCGCCTGCTCGTGCTTCGGCCTGGTCGACGATCTCAAAGAGGGAGTAATAAAGCTTCGCATCCGTGGCGAGTGCGTCTCTGTCCACTGAACCGTCATGGCGTCTGTAAGGCACTGGTTACGCTCCAACTGTAGCGGTCTCATTATATACTAATTTAATAAAAAGAAAATTATTTTCTCCGGACGTGAGAATCCGAGCTATTATGGCCCGGTCTAGATCAAGTCGGGCCAGACGCACCATGACGAAGACCACCCCTAGGTGTTTATTCTGCGCCGCCGTCCTCACCCCGGACGACATTGTTTCGTATGCGGATTACGGTCTCGACATCTGCGAGGAACACGCGGAGGCAATCGCCAACTACTATAATAAGGCGAGGTCGGGTGACTGGCTGACGTGGGAGGATCAAGAACCACCGGACAAGATGGAGGCACCCCCATGAGCTTCAGAGCTTCGCGTTGGGCGTGGCGGCAGCAAGCCGGATCGAGCCGCGCCAAGATCGTACTACTCTCACTCGCCGACCACGTAAATGAGAGGGGCTACTGCTGGCCGAGCCAGCATCGCCTAGCGGTTCTAACCGACCTCGCGACCAAGACCGTCGGCCGCGCCCTCAAGGACCTCGAGGATCGAAAGCTGATCCGCAGGGTCCAACGCAGTCATGACGACGGCGGTCGAACCTCGGACGGAATATACGTTGTCGCACCACTCTCTGAACTTCGCTGGACGCGGAGAGAGAAGCGTCAGGACACCCGGTCACGGAGTCCGGGCCCCCCCCGGTCAAAGAGTCCAGGGGCCCCGGTCAAGGAGTCCGAGGAACCTATCAATGAATCTCATCATATCCAAGAGGATATGTCGGCTAGTGCCGACTCGCCGGCTCAAGGTTCTCTTATTCAGTTTGCGGTCCCGATTAAGACTGCCTCTGAAACCTTAACCTCGGAGAAACCGGGCGGCGGCGTCGGATTCCTAATCCAGCGTGGGATCAAGAGACCGACCGCCTGGGCCATGGTCAACAAGTGGCGGAAGATAATTACGGATGACCAGCTACTGAGGATCATGGCGACGGCGGCGCGGAAAAATGTCGGGAATCCTATCGAATACATCACCAAGGCCGTCAGTGGAGAACGACGGCGGACGAGAGGACGGTCACATCACTCGGTAGTCTAGGCGGGGGCACTGTACGATGACACCCCTGCGTGATCTTCTGAACGAGCAGCTTATCCACCTCGACTCATACCGAGCGGGAAATTACAAGCGTCTCTGCCCGATCTGCTCTCACACCCGAAAGAAGAAGTCCGATCCTTGCCTGAGCGTCACGATAGAGCCGGGGTCCGAGGCGGCGACCTGGTTCTGCCATAACTTCGGCTGTGATTTCAAGGGCGGGGTCCGAGAGTCGGATGAACACGGGCACCACCAGTCACAGCGAACTCGACCGTCGGCGCGCCCAACTCTAAAGAGCGGCGGTCTTGGTAAGAAGGCAATCAGGTTCTTTGCTCGTCGGAAGATCGGCGCGGCCGTCCTAGAGCGAAACGGCGTGACCGAGGCTCGGGTCTACATGCCGCAGGTCTCGAAGAAAGTAGACGTGATGGCGTTCCCATACCGGCGCGGCGGCGAGCTGATCAACGTCAAGTACCGGGGGCCCAACAAGATATTCCGCCAGGAGAAGGGGGCTGAGAAGATCGTCTACGGCTATGACGACGTAGTAGGCCAGGATGAGATCATCATCGTCGAGGGAGAGCTGGACAAGCTGGCGCTGGAGGAGGCCGGAGTCCTGAACGTCTGCTCCGTTCCCGACGGAGCCCCGGCGGCGGTCGCGGAGAACGTACCCCCCGAGGAAGAAGATCGGAAATACGACTTCATCTGGAACTGTCGGGAGCTGTGGGACAAGGCGAGCCGGATCCTGATTGCCACGGACGCCGACGAGCCCGGCGACGCTCTCGCCGAGGAGCTGGCCCGGCGTCTCGACAAGGCGCGGTGCTGGCGTGTCCGGTGGCCGGCGATCAACGACGACCCGATGAAGGACGCGAACCAGGTCTTGATGGAGTGCGGCCCCCAGGTCCTTACGGAGTGCGTCGCGAACCCCGTCCCCTACCCTATCATCGGGCTCGGCTCGTTCGGGGAGGTGTGGTCGAGGATCAAGACCTACTATCAACACGGCCTGGAGCGCGGCCTCTCGACCGGTTGGTCTACCCTGGACGGCTACTACCACGTGTTACCGGGCGACGTTACAGTCATCACCGGGGCACCGGGGAGCGGCAAGTCCGAGTGGGTAGACGCGCTGGCGGTCAACCTGGCGGTGGAATACGGATGGGTGATCGCGACCTGCTCGATGGAGAACACCGCCGAGGAACACTTTGCCAAGATCGCCGAGAAGTTCCTGGGCGTGCCATTCTTCGAGGCCGAGTACGCGTCCGGCACTCCGAGGATGGGTGAGGGGGATCTGGATAAGGCTCTGGCCTGGGCTGATAAGCACTTTGTCCGGATCGACTGTGAGGGAGACCAGTTACCCACCTACGAGTGGATTCTCGACGTAGCTCGCAGCGCCGTGATGAGGCATGGTATCCGGGGGCTGGTGATCGACCCGTACACGGAACTGGACCACCAGCGCCCAGAGGGGATGCCGGAGACCGAGTACGTCTCGACGATGCTGTCGAAGGTCAGACACTTCGCGCGGACGAACGGAGTCCACGTGTGGTTCATCGCGCACCCCCGCCAGCTCAGGGACTGGAACGGCGCGGCTCCCGGACTGTACGACATTTCCGGCTCTGCCCACTGGGCCAACAAGCCCGATGTCGGAATCGTCATCAGCCGGAACCGCGACCCTGCGGTAGGCGCTCTTGACGAGGTCGAGATCATCCTGAGAAAGGTCAGGCGCAAGATCGTCGGCCAGATCGGCAGCGTCACGCTTCGCTACGACCGCGTGACCGGGCGGTACTTCGACTTGACGCCCGTAAAACCCGAGCCGGTGCAGGAGGCCTTTGGATATACACCATGATTAGGATATTGACTGGCGACGTGCGCGAGAAACTGGCCGAGCTGGCGGACGAATCGGTGCATTGCGTGGTGACGAGCCCGCCATATTGGAGCCTTCGGGATTATGGTGTCGCGGGGCAGATAGGCTTGGAACCGACGCCCGACGAATATATCGCCACCATGGTCGGCGTGTTCCGCGAGGTTCGCCGGGTGCTGCGGGCAGACGGGACGCTTTGGCTGAACATGGGAGATTCTTACGCCACTAGGGGTGGGGCTGTCGGGCGGTCCCCCGGTGGCGGCGAACAAGGGGAGCGCTTTCTAAGACAAGGGCACATAAACACGCAGCCTAATCGAATGCCACTAAAGGGGTTCAAACCCAAAGATTTGATCTTGATGCCCGCCCGCATTGCTCTCGCCCTTCAATCCGACGGCTGGTGGCTGCGCTCCGAGATCGTCTGGGCCAAGCCCAACCCGATGCCTGAAAGCGTGACGGATCGACCGACCTCGGCGCATGAGAAGGTATTTCTACTCTCAAAATCCGCACGCTATTTCTATGATTCTGAGGCGGTACGAGAGAAGACGTCAGGCGATTGGCGTGGTTCGGAATTTGATACTGGGAAAACGGGCGTTCACCAACTCGACCGCAGCCAGTCAGCCGCAAGTCGTAAGTCTAAAGGGGGCCGCTATCGTGGCAATGCCGAAGAAAACACACAAGCCGTGCAGCCGATGCGGGGTGATCCTGCCCAGGGAAGCCTTTTACCCGAGAAAGGACGGATCACGAGAACATGTTTGCAGGCCGTGCGCCAAAGCGCGGGTGATGGACTGGCGGGCGACGAAAGCGGGACGAGAAAAATATCTGGCGGCAAATCGTTCAGAAGCGGAGGTGGCGAGGACCAAGCGATATTTTGCAACACCGAAGGGCAAGGCGGCAATCAGACGGAAACGGGCAGTTCGCCGAGCCCGGGAACGAAAGATCATCTCGACGCTGACAGTGGAGGAATGGCAGGAAATACAGGAACGCCACCAAATGAGGTGTGCGTATTGTCAGGACGACGGCTTACCGTTGACGCAGGATCATGTAATCCCGATCAGCAAGGGGGGGCACCACACGATGATGAACATTGTTCCAGCGTGCAAACCTTGCAACAGCCGGAAGAAGGACAAGTTGCTGGCCGCAATTTAAGGAACGTCTGGAACATCGCCACCCAGCCCTACCCGGATGCCCATTTCGCCACATTCCCAACGGCGCTGGTTGAGCCCTGCATCAAGGCGGGGACCAGCGAGAAGGGATGTTGCCCGGAGTGCGGCGCGCCGTGGGTGCGGGAAGTGGAGAAAGAGCGAACCTTTGAAAGCGGCTCTGGGCGGGCTGGCAATATGCCAAACGGCAAGAACGGGCCGAACTTGCAGGGCGGTGGTGAGACATTGGACATTAGACGCGGCCCTGTCGTGCATAGCATCACAACCGGCTGGTCACCGTCATGCGAATGCCTGATCTTTGAAGACGAAAACGAAGCAGCCGAATGGGGGGCAAACGAAAATGGACCACAGAATCCATTGCCCTGCACCGTCCTTGACCCCTTCGCCGGCTCCGGCACCACCGGATTGGTCGCCGACCGGCTGGGGCGGCATGCTATTCTGATCGAGCTGAATCCAAAATATTCTACGCTCGCAGAAAAGCGGATTGCGCAGGATGGTGGGATGCTGACAGAAATTATCATGCAATGATGGAGACGTGGTCCAAATACAAGATGTTGTGTTCTACGATGAAAGTGTGTATATTTAGATCGCGTCTCCGACCTGATCTTCGCAGAGCAGGTTAGCGTGTCTGGTGGGGCCGTCGAGCTTGTCATGGGGGTCGGCGGCCCCTACCATGTGCGCCATGGCACGGGCGCGGAAGACAACAGGTGCGAAGCTGAAGGTCGAATACTGGTCGGTGGACCGGGTCGAACCGTATCACCTCAACCCGCGCAAGCGCACCAAACGGGCCATCAAAATCGTGGCCGACTCCATTCGTGAGTTCGGTTTCAAGCAGCCAATCGTCGTTGACAAGAAGGGGGTCATCATCGCGGGCCATGGACGCCACCTGGCAGCCCAGCAACTTGGTCTCGCCCAGGTGCCAGTGGTCGTTGCCAAGGACTTAACTGCGGCGAAGATCAAAGCCTACCGCATTGCGGACAACCGAACTGCCGAGGAATCGGGCTGGGACATGCAACTGCTTCCATTGCAGCTCGGCGATCTCGATAAGTTGGGGTTCGATCTGTCGCTGACCGGGTTCACGATGGCGGAGCTCGGGGGTATGAATTTACATGGAGGCGACGAAGGGGCCGACGAAGCCCCGCCGCTGCCGAAAAAGCCGGTCTCGAGGCCGGGTGATCTCTGGACGCTCGGCGACCACCGGCTGCTGTGTGGCGATGCTGGGGACGAGGGGGATGTGAGACGGGTGATGGGCGGGATCTATCCTCATTTGATCGTGACCTCGCCGCCATACAACCAACGGATCAATAAATTCAAGCCATCTGGGATGCACAAGGAAGGCGGGTGGGTAGCGAAGGTGGCATCGCTTGCCTATAGCGACGACATGCCGGAGAGCGAATATCAGGCGCGACAGACGGCGCTGCTAAGGTCTTGGCATGACCTCCTCAGAAACGGCGGTTCGGTATTTTACAATCACAAGAACCGATATCGCGACAAGGCAGTGATCAGCCCACTCCAGTGGCTACCTGGACCATTTTCATTGAGGCAAGAGATCATTTGGCGGCGACCGGGATCGGTCACGCAAAACGCCCGGATGTTCTTACCGTCCGACGAACGCATTTATTGGCTCTACAAGGGTACAAATTTCACGTTCAACGACGAGACCGAAATCAAGTCGTGGTCAACCGTTTGGGACATCGCCCCTGGTGGCGACAAACGCCATGCTGTCGCATTTCCGGTCGAGTTGCCGATACGGTGCATCCGGGCGTCATCACATGAAAATGACCACGTCTACGACCCATTCCTTGGCTCCGGCACCACCCTGATCGCCGCCGAGATGGAGGGGCGGGTGTGCCACGGTCTGGAGATCGAGCCAGCGTTCGTTGATGTGGCTGTTAAAAGATATGTCAATTTTGTCGGTGGTGCTGGTAAAGTCCGTCTAACGACGGACGGCGGGCGGCCTGTCTCTTATGAAAAAGTGTTTAAAATGCGGGAGGGAAAAGCAGCTTAATAGTTATTGGCGGGATAGGCGCGGCGTCTACTCGGCACGATGTAAGGACTGCAACGGGATGAAAGAAGGGATCGCCGACGCAGAAAAAAAAGGCCGCCCAATCCATTATTGGTGATTGGGCGACCAGTGGTCTAATGGCGGGGGATCTACCCGATAGTGTAGGTCGTCACACCGGCCTTGCGCTTGGCGACGATCTTATGCCCCTTCTTGCGGTGGCCGCTGATCGTGGCTCGCAGGGTGTGTGGGAGCCATCCGGTCTCCTCGATCATCTCGGCAGATGTCGCCCCGCCCTTGGCCGAGATCATTTTCAGTACCTTGTCTTTCTTGGAGACCCCGGTTTGTTTGAGGTAGGACTGCTTACGCGCCTTGGCGTGGATCTTCTTGTCCTTGCGATGCATCTTGGTCGCCGCCTCCCGGCGGTCTACCGTCTGCTGCTTCTTGATCTTGACCTCCTCTTCCGGTGTGGGGATCGACCGCTTTAGGACGGCGGGGATCGGGCCCGCGTCGCTCAGGCCGCTCTCCTTCCACGCCTTATCGACCTCGGCTTTGGTTTTGACTACGGGAGCTCCGCCCGGCCCGTTCACGATGTGAGCGCTGGAGAGGCCCTTGTCGTCGAGAGCCTGCTGGACCCGCGCTCGTGCGGACCCGATATCACGGAACTTCTTGACCTGTCCATTCGCTCCGACGAGCTGATTGTAGATGTGGGCCAGTTGGGGCCCGGTCAGCTTGCCGAAGTTGACGGGTTGGTTAACTTGTGCGGTCATGAAATGTCTCCTTCTGGGTTTAGCCCGCGTCCTTGGGGACGGCGGACACGAATGAATCGACCTCGCTGCTGAGTATTCTGAACGACTTGCAGGCCGGTAATAAGCTGATGCACTTTCGCTTGAACGCCATGTGATGCGAACGGGCGAAGCCATCGTCTTGGGTGTAGTCGGCGAGAATAGCGAGGGCGAGCTGAGAGGACTCCGCGCCGGCGTCCCCCCACCCGAAATCGCCGGCCAAGCGGGGGCCGTAGTTGATGAGGTCTCGCCGGGGATTGAGGGGGTAGCTCTCCCCGTCGATTACGACGGAGACCCTACCCCCGGCCATCCCCTGGTAGAGCATCTTCATCAGTACGACGCGTAGACGCGGACTGGCTCGCCGGTCTCCGCCTCCTTCTTCTCGGCCAGCTCGACGAAGTCCACGAACGCCTGAGCGAAGTCGGGCAGATCGAGCCCCTTCTTCCAGGCATCGAACTCTTGGGCTGCAGGCTCGGGGATCACGCCCTCGAACGCCCCCTGTGCCTTCATCGCCTTGATCTCGTTGAGTACCCCGACGAGAAAGTCCGTTATGGGTGATCCTTTCTTACCGAGGTTATCGACGACGAAGTCGCCGCTGAGTTCGATATGACTGGGATCGTCCTTTCCGTAATATACGGTGGCATCGCGGATCAGCGACAGCAGGACGGCGGTATCCAGTCGAGCGCGGAGAACTGTTGCCGGTATCTGTATGCCGCCGAGATCGTACTGGTCGTTTGCCTCGTCGCTGAACGCCTCGGCGACTAGGTGGCGGGTGACGTAGGGCCCGCCGTGGTAGGCTTCATGGAGGTAGCCGACGCGGCCGTGGGCCGTGGAGAACCCGGACATCTGGGCCTCCTTCTCGGCCTTGCCGGCGCCCTTCCATTTCATGTAGATGTCAATTCCCATGGTTCGTCTCCTTTCTGGTCAGTCAGTGACCTCGAGGTTCGCGGTCCCGTACTCCTGGCACCGCCGGCAGCTCTTGACGTGATCTCGTTCGAGGCCGGCAACGACCTCGTCCCCCACGCCAGACCACTCGGTCATCGGGTCGTCCAGGACGGCGTCGATGTCCGGGGCGTCGGGGCAGCGGGGGTCCATGGGAGCGTGGTAATGGTAGGTCATGGGTCGTCTCCTTAGTGAGTTGCTTCGGCCAGCTCTTCGGCCAATTGCTCGAACAGCGGCATGGCACTTTCCAGGACCGAGATCGCGGTTTCCATAGTGTCGCCACGATCACTTGCCTGGATGCCTTCGGGGAGGTTGTCGTAGGCGTCCTGTTCGTCGTCCAGAACCTCCGAGATGGTCTCGCCGACTTCTTCCAGCTTGGCGATGGCCTCGTTAATGATCTTGCGTCTCTGGTTGTTCATCGTGCGTCTCCTTCTCTCTTTTCAAGCCAATTGTCGCCCCGTCACTCGCAGACGGAGAGGGCAAGGGCCTCGTCCATCATCACCGGGACGACGTGTAGGTCACCGGCCTGGATGGCAACGGCGTCCGCTTCCCGGTGCGACCACAGCGTGCCAATGGAAGGGCCGTCCTTGGCCGGGGTGGAGTTCTGGGAGTAGTGAAGGTCATAGACTTCGACTTGTCGGCCAAACCCCCAGTCTCGGCGGTCGGCAGGACGGTCGCGGTTTCGGTTGAAACGGGGATAAGGAAGAACGGTCATGCCGCCCTCCTATTGTCGTCGTTGTCCTGCCAGACCTTGAAGCCCCGGCTGGTGAAGTTTACGACGGTCTCACTCGGACCGTGATCAGCAACGATGATCAGGCCCTTCTTGGCGAGGCTCCCGAGGACGCCCTTGACGGCGTTGGTCGAGAGGGTTGCGGAAAACGCATCGGCCCAGCACCAGGTGCCGGTATCGTCGATGCTCTCGGGCTTGCCGCCATTGGCCGGGGACATCTCGGCGTAGGCGATACCATTCAGTACGTCAATTTCGTTAGGGGTAGGGGTCATGGTCGTCTCCTTTCGGGTCAGGGTTATCGGGAAACCGCCTGCCTTGAGTCCAACGCCAGTGTTGCGGCGCGGAGTTCATCTTGGTGGCGGTTGAGCCAGCTAACCAATTCACGCTTCGTGCGGGCCGAGAACTCAAATCCGGCATATTTGTCGCGGAGGTCTTTGCTGAGAATGCGGGCTTGCCAGTCAGATCTTTCGCCAGTGCGGAAAATCCCGATGTAGTAGAAACCGCCGCCTGGAATGATAGCGTCGTATTCAGCGGGCACGTGGGCGGGGGATCTATGAAAAACTAATCTAGTCATGGTCGTCTCCTCCGTTTACGTAATTAGTATAATAGCCCCGACCTTCGGAGCTGTACAGTGTTTTGTTCGGGTCCGACCAAAATAGTTATAGAACGGAAACAAGGGGTTAGCCCTATTGTACAATATGGTACAATGGGCGGCGACGGATATCGTCAGGAGGGTTTCTTTTGGCCATAAAAAAGACCGGCGTGAGCGCGGCGCGGAAAAAGCGACCGGCGCGCAAGAAAGCCAGCCCCGCGACCTCGACCACGGCAAAGAAGATCGCGGAGGGCTATCTGACGGTTAAGCCGCCGGCAAAGCGACGGTCCTCGGTGAGACGGAAAGCCGCGCCGAAGCGAAAGGCCAGGGCCAAGAGAAAGACACCCGCCAAGAAGGCCGCCCCGAGGCGGAGGACGGCTGCGAAAGTTGCGAAAGTTGCGAAAGCTGCGAAGTCGAGGGCACCGAAGAAGAGGGCGGCGAAGCGGAAACCTGGCCGTCCACGGTTCAATCCTACCGCCGAGCAACGAGTCATGGTCGAGACCATGGTGGCAGTCGGACAGATCCAGGAACATATCCTCCGGTTTGTAGCGAAGTGGACGCTCGGGGGTGAGATGAGCGAGCCGACCCTCCGCAAGCACTTCAGAGAGGAACTAGACCTCGGCCTGGCGAAGGCCAACCAGGCGGTGGCGCGTAACTGCTTTGCCATTGCGACGGCATTTCCGCCGCTGCCAGGGACTATGCTGGCAATCAATTCGTGGATGAATAACCGTGGCGGATGGAGTACGAAGCATATTCACGAGGGCGGCACGAAGCCCATCGAGCACAAGCACGGCCTGATCAAGGACGACCAGACGCTTGCCGGAATTATCGACGCTCTCAGAGAGTGCGGTGTCATCCCTCACGGCGAAGCAGAAGGCTGAGCTGAAGCGGCGGCTGACCCCGCGCCTCAACAAGTACATCCTCCACACGCCGACGGTTAAGCAGGCGGCGTTCCTGCTTCTCGACTGCATCGAGGCGTTCTACGGCGGCAGCGCCGGCCCCGGGAAGTCCGACGGGCTGCTCATGGCGGCGCTGCAGTACTTCGACGTGTTCGGGTACAACGCCCTGCTTCTGCGCCGGACCTTCGCCGACCTATCCCTGCCCGAAGCCCTCATGGACCGCGCGGCCGACTGGCTAGGCCCCACCGCCGCGCGGTGGGACAACACGGCCCATGCGTGGAGGAGCCCCGAGGGCGGCACGCTGACCTTCGGTTACCTCGAAGTCGAGAAGCACAAGTACCGGTATCAGAGCGCGGCCTTCCAGTACATCGGCCTGGACGAACTCACCCAGTTTTCCGAGACCCAGTACAGATACATGTTCTCCCGCCTGCGCCGCCTGGAGGGAGTTGACATTCCGCTGCGGATGAGGGCGGCGTCGAACCCCGGCAACGTCGGCCACATGTGGGTCAAGCAACGCTTCATAGTCGAGGGCCCGGCACACGGGCGGGTGTTCGTCAAAGCCAGGCTGGTCGACAATCCCCACCTCGACCGCGAGTCCTACGTCCGGAGCCTCAATCAGCTCGACCCCATCACCCGGCGGCAGCTTCTCGATGGCGACTGGGAGGCCCGCCACGAGGGCGGAATGTTCAGGCGGGAGTGGCTGCCGATCGTCGAGATCGTTCCCGCCGGCGGCCGTTGGGTTCGGTACTGGGACCTCGCCGCGACCCCCGCCTCGGTGGGGGTCGATCCCGACTGGACGGTCGGCCTTCTGATGGGCGTCATCGAGGGGGTGTATTATATCGCCGACGTGATTCGAATCCGGGCCACGCCGGGAGATGTCGAGCGGGTCATAAAGCAGACGGCCCAGATCGACGGCAAGAGCGTGGATATCTGGATGGAGCAGGAGCCAGGAGCGAGTGGCAAGATCGTTATCGACCACTACACCCGCGGCGTCCTGCAGGGCTACACCTTCCGTGGCGACCGGGTCGGAATATCCAAGCCGGAACGCGCCGCGCCGTTCTCATCGATGTGCGAGGCCGGGAACGTAAAGCTCAAAGAGGGCGTATGGAACGGCAACTTAATCGACGAGCTTGAACTGTTTCCACAGGGAGCCAAGAAGGACCAGGCGGATGCAGCCGGCGGTGCCTTCAACCAGTTGACGAGTAGCGACGGCCCGCCGTCCGGGCTCCGAGCCGCGACGGGACTGTCGAAGGCATCTTATTGGAGAATGGGGTCGTGAGATCATGGCGAAGACAGCAGCAACCAAGAAGGTAGCGAAGCAGACGGCGACGTTCGCCGAGTTCGGCCAGTCCGGGCTCAAGCGGCAAACCGGATTCGTCCGCGAGGAGTTTCTCCCCGAGCTGAGGGGGCTGCGCGGGCTTAAAATCTACACCGAGATGTCGAGCAACGACAACATCGTCCGGTCGATGCTCTTCGCCATCGAGATGATGATCAGGTCCGTCGAGTGGCGCGTGGAGCCGGCATCCGAGGAACCCGAAGATATAGAGCAGGCCGAGTTCCTGGAGACCGTGATCGACGATATGTCCGTGTCCTGGGTCGACCTGGTCGCGGAGATCCTCTCGTTCCTGCCGTTCGGCTGGTCGTACCACGAGATCGTGTACAAGAGACGCGAGGGCCCGGGCCGAGACCCGACCCGGAGGTCGAAGTTCGACGACGGCAAGATCGGCTGGCGAAAGATACCGATTCGAGCTCAGGAGACCCTGGTCAAGTGGCAGTTCGACGACTCGGGCGGCCTCGACGCGATGGTCCAGCGAGTCCAGGGCCAGGTCGCGCCGGTCGTCATCCCCATCGAGAAGGCGCTGCTGTTCAGGACGAGCACCCAGAAGCAGTCGCCTGAGGGACCGTCTATCCTCAGGGGAGCCTACCGCGCCTGGTTCTTCAAGAAGAGGATCGAGGAGATCGAGGCGGTTGGGTTAGAGCGGGACCTGGCCGGGTTCCCGATCATATACGTGCCGCCCGGCATCATGGACGCCAACGCCTCGGCGGCCGACAAGGCCCTGTTCGACGACTACCAGAACATCATCCGTAACCTCCGCCGGGACGAGCAGGAGGGGCTGATCCTGCCCGGGTCCCGCGACGATAAGGGACACCGCTGGTTCGAGCTGATCCTCCTGTCCACCGGGGGTCGCCGGCAGTTCGACACCGGCAAGATCCTGGAGCGATACTCGCGCTGGATCGCGATGACGGTTCTCGCCGACTTCATTCTCCTGGGACACGAGAAGGTCGGGTCGTTCTCGCTGAGCTCCGACAAGACGGCGCTGTTTGCCACCGCACTCGGGGCCTGGCTCGACTCCATCGCGGCGGTGTTCAACGACCACGGTATCCCCCGGCTATTCGCCCTCAACGGCGTTTCGTTCGAGCACCAGCCGACGCTGGCCCACGGTGACATCGAGAGCGTTAACCTCGACGAGCTAGGCAAGTGGCTGACATCACTGGCGAGCGCCGGCATCGACGTTACCGACGAGAACACGGAGGCCTGGTTCCGCGCCCTGGCCGGGATGCCGGAGGCCCTGCGAGAGGACGACGGGGCGGAGGGCGAGGAGGAGGACGAGGACGACCCGGAAACCCGGAGACCGGCCTCACCGAGTGCCGAGGAGCTCGAAGAAGATGCTCGTCGCGCGGCCGGCCGATAAAGCGATCCGCGTAGGCCGGAGACCTGCCGGGCCGCCGGGCAAGCGCGGGCGGACGACTCGCGGAGTAGCCGACGCCAACCTCGCTGTGTTCCGCCGTGGCGTGCTGGCGGGCCTGAAGGACCTCAAGGGGCGAGCGTCGCTTGCCGAGATCGCGGACCAGATGTTGCGAGGTCAGCAGTTCAAGGTCCTCCAGATGTTCGGCGTCGAGGGCACCAGGGTGGTCGGCGACAGCCCGGAGTTCGGGGCCATGCTCAGGGTGTGGCGTCGCGTCTTCGAGGACTCGGCGATGGAGAACCTGGCCCGCACTCCGAGCCAGTTTCGTCGGCTCGGTCTGTTGAAGGTGACCCCGGAGGAGGCCGAGGCGGCTCTCGGGTTCAAGTTCGACATGTTCAATCCAGAGTCGGTGGCGTTCATCCAGACCAGCGAGTTCCTCCTGGTCAGGGGTATCAACAGGAGGACCCGCGAGGGCCTACGCACGATCATGTCGGCGTCGTTCCAGGACGGTATCCCCCCGGCGGCGTCGGCGCGCCGTATCCGCCAGATCGTCGGGCTGACGTCAAAACAGGCAGAGATGGTCATCAACTTCCGGCGGGCCCTGACTGGAGGGCGCGGTGCCGGTCCGTTGCGTGCGGTTCTAAGCCGGCAGCTCCGAGACCGGCGGTTCGACCCCACGGTTCTTCGGGCCATCGACCAGGGCATCGTCCTGACGGCCGCGCAGAGGGAGAAGATGGTTGCCCGCTTCGCCGAACGGCTCCTGGCGTTCCGAGCCAACAACATCGCTCGAACCGAGACCATGCGCGCCGCCAGCGCTGGCCAGCAGGCTCTATGGAGCCAGATGGTTCAGCAGCGGATACTCATCCCCCAGGAGATGAGGCGGGTCTGGATCGTCACCCGGGACGACCGTCTGTGCCCGATCTGCGAGCCCATCCCCGAACTGAACGCGGGCGGCGTCGGGATGGACGAGCCATTCAGGACGCCCGCTGGCGATCTCATGCACCCGCCGGCCCATCCTCAATGTTTATCGGGAGACACGCTCGTACTGGCCTCTGGGGTTTCGGCCACGAGCGAACGATGGTTTGAAGGCGATCTCGTCGTCATTCGCACGGCCGGAGGCAAGCAACTCAGGTGCACAGCCAATCACCCGATACTGACGGATCGGGGATGGATTGGCGCTGAGCTCCTTAATGTGGGCGACCAAGTAATCGGCCGCGCCGCCGGTAAGCGGATGCCGCCGCTTATCAATAACGATGGCGACGATATGCCAACCCGCATCCATGATATAGCGAAAGCGTTTGGGTGTTCGCGCGGCGTGACGGCCAGAGAAGTGCCAGTGACCGCCCCAGACTTCCACAACGACGGGGTGGGCAGCGAGGTCGCAATTATACGGGCCAAGAGCCATCTGAGCGACGGTCTCGACGCCGCGAAATCTCAGCATCTTGCGCAGTACCTTTTCGTTCTCGGTTATCAGTGCCCCCGCGTTCGCGGCTCGCGCCATAGCGGCGCGGCACAATGTCTCGAAGCTCCGCTTTATTCCGAGCGACGCCTTGTGAGCGGCCTTGACTTGATGACGGCGGGCAGCGGTGCTCATGCGGGACCACTTGAGTTCTTCGGCCTCGCTCTGCCCGCGCAAGGCAACGCCGTATTCGATGAGCCGGGCCGTCAGGGTCTTTCGGCTAACGCCGAAGACGGGAGCGAGTTGGTTGACCGACTCGCCGGCCAGATATCTCCTGACCAGATCATCGGGGTCGAGCGGGTGCCATTTAGGGGGCATGTCTATAATCTCCAAACGGAAAGTGGTTGGTTCGTGTCAAACGGCATCATAACACATAACTGTCGCTGCGACATGGCCCTGCGGAGGGTCGAGACGCTGGGCCGGCCGATTGTCCCCGGATCGAGGGCGGCGTGAAGAATCACCGCCACAAATATCAGACCATCTTCGTCGATGTCGACGGGACGCTCATCCTCTGGTCAGAGAACCGACCAGGCAAGGCGTTCTCCGGTGTCCCGAAGATGAATATGAGGCTGATCAGGTGGCTGATAGAGTGGCGGCGGAAGAATCCGGAAGGCAATATCTACGTCTGGTCGACCAGCGGCGCGATCCATGCAGAGTGGGCAGTCGAGTTCTGTGGGCTTGAGGAATTGATCGATGGTGCTATGGCGAAACCGGACCTCATTGTCGACGACTCCTTTACGTGGCTGAAGAAACGGGCCAGGATGCACCCCGATCTGACCATGGCGGAGCAAGGATGATGGCAGTTGAAAATGGAATAACGGTTAAAGAACTAATAGGGAACCTGCAAGAGTACGATGAAGAAGCAAAGGTCTCGTTTTGGTTGGGCCCGTCTACACAGCTTGAAATACTCTCGATTTATTCTGGCGATCTTAAAGCCGGACCACCCGTGGGGTTCGTCGAAGAAAAACCTGAGAGCGATCCCGATGTGTGTATCGATATGGAGACTATGTGATGGACGAGCTAATCGGTAAGATCACGACGGACATCGCCTACTACATGATCAAGAGCGATCTGCAACTGGTCGTCGGTGCCGGCCTTCCCGGCTCTCACCCCGAACATCTCCGGGGGATCGCCGAGGTGGCCTGCAAGACGATCATGGACGCAGCGGTTAGGAGGGCAGTCAAGGAGAAGCTCCCGTCTGCAGACAGCGGCGAGAATCCGACCGGGACCGACTTCACCAAACGTCCAGTTTATGACCCCCCGGAGGAACCACTTTGATCGAGGCCCTTGAGTGTGGATTTGACCAAGCGGACATCGAGGCGTCGGTCGAGCGCATCCTCGACGTTGTAGAGAAGTGGATGAACCGGAACGCGGCGGGCAAGCTAACTCCGGTTGAACAGAAGCAAGCGATGAAAGAAATCGAGACCGCTTTTCTCGAGGAAGCGACGAGGCCGCCGAGGAAATGACGACCGGTGACGAAAATACCGACAGTAAACACCTGCTTCTGACGAAGCTAGAATGGGACGCGTTATGCCATGGCCCTTGCCTGCTTTGTACGGACCTGGACTGCCTCTTGAACGGGTGTCGCCGTAAACGACGCCAGGAGACCGAGGCCGAAGATGGATAAGATCGCTAAGAGAGTCGTCCTATGGGGAGCGTTCCTGGGCCTGGTGGCGGGCGGTCTAGGCGGTGCCTACGCGGCGGTCGATAGGTTCCTCACGCTGGAGACCCGCGTGGCGGCCAACACGTCCACCCTCCAACAGGACCAGTGGATCAACCTGAACCGGCTTAAGGCAAACGGCGTTCCGCTCACCAGGGAGCAGTGGACCCGGTGGTGTCGGTGGGGTCTGCGGTACAGGTTCATTCAGAATTGCGGGACGTGGAGCCCCAGGGGCGAACAGCCACGGCCGAGCCCGAGGCGCAGAGACCGATGAGCTATCGCCGACCGCCTGCCCCTCCGTTCAAGACCTCGCCCCTCGGCATCTGCATGGGTTGCGGCGTGGACACCGGGCGAACGAACGGGCGGTGGTGCAACGACTGCCGGATACCATGGCAGATCATTACGAGCCCGTCGTCTGCTCGCTACCATGTTTGGAAGAGGGACGACGGGGTCTGTGCTGGTTGCGGGGAGTTCGCCGGCCATCTCCTCAATATGCCAGGGACTGAAAATACATGGCAGGTCGACCACGTGTTCCCCCTCTGGACGGCGGCCGGCGAGATCGCTTTCTGGGGGCTTTGCAACCTCCAGACCCTATGCGGCCTCTGCCACAAGGCGAAGAACGCCAAGGAGGCTAAGCAGCGGGCGAAGGAGGCCAGGTGCCGGGTCAAGTTCGGCGGTGAGCCGGAGCCCGAACAGATGAGGTTGCCGTGGTAGAGACGATCAACTGGTTCGTGGTGATCCCGTCGCCCGGAGTTCCAGAATATATCCGCGCCGTTCGACTTTTTAATGATCGCATGAAGGCTGAAGTCTATGCAGCAATGACCGGCGGTCAGGTGAAACCGGCTATCGACGTAGACGCCTTGTTGGCACACCAAAACCGAGGAGAGAGCAATGAGCAGCCAATGGATGAAGCGGATCGCCAAGCTGGTAACGTTCGGCGAGGCGATGGATCAGATGGAGGAGGAGAGCCAGATAAGCCGCCTGACGGGTAAGCTCTGGGACATGGTGCATGCCCTCGGTCGAGCATTACAGTCGATCACCGAGGACGAGGACACCGATGACGACGCCAAGGGGCGATTGGTCCAGAAGGGTTACGACGACTTCCTGTCCGGAGCGAAATTCCTGCTCGACGACCCCGCCGAGACTCTAGCTCGGACGGCTCCTGATGTTGGTGACGTCCACGTCGAGTCGGCGAAGCACCCTACCGGCGGAAAGAAGAAGAAGGGCAAGAAGACCCCGCCCATGTTCCGGTCAGGCTTCGATGTCGCCAAGGTCGACCCCGACAAGAGGCTCGTCTTCGGGTGGGCCTCCATCGTCGAGAGAGGCGGCGAGCCCGTCGTGGATAAGCAGGGTGACATCATCGAGCCCGAGGAGATGGAGAAGGCGGCCTACGACTTCGTGCTCGACGCGCGGGTGGCCGGTGACAACCACGAGAAGATCGGGGTAGGCCGACTGGTCGAGTCCTGCTTCTTCGATGCTGCCAAGACCGAGGCGATGGAGAAGTCCCTGACCGATCGCGGCATCGACAACCAGATCGTGATCAAGGCGGTGGGTTGGTGGGTCGGCTTCCACATCGACGACGACCAGGTGTGGAAGGACATCAAGAGCGGCAAGAGCGTGGCGTTCTCCATCGGTGGCAGGGCAACCGTCGAAGAACTTGAAGCGGCGTAAAACAAAGCGGCGTCTGACGCCGTGGAGCGATGAGGAAAGGGCGGCGCTAGACGCGCTGCTGCCGTGCCCCGACGTTTCGATCCTAGACATCGCGGACCAGCTCGGGCGCTCCGAGGACTCCGTTAAAGCGTACATGAACCGCAATAAGTTGAGGCGGTCGGGGCCCGTGCGGAGCCGCCGCTGCCTCGCCTGCCGGCGCATCTTTACCGTTCGCTATCGGTTCAACTTCGTCTGCCCCCGGTGCAAGAAGGACCCCGGCTGGCATACTCTAGCCGACCCAGAGACCTCCTAAGTCGCTGCATCAACACAGCTATTACCAACCCTGACACTGGTTCTGAAATCGGCCCCTATACTTTAGGCGCTATGCCACAAGTGCGGCGAAAACTCAGGATCACCGAGGTGTCGCTGTGTGCTGACCCGGCCAACAGCGACGCAAGGGTGGCCTTGTTCAAAACGGCGGACCATGAAGACCTCGATAAAGTTCGCAAAGCGTCGCCAAAGGCTAACCCCGGCAAGTCCTTGTCGAATGTCTTGAAGGAGAGCGACGTGCCCAAAATCGACCTCACCAAAATCGACTTCTCCGGCATCGAAGATGAAGCCGTTCGAGAGGCCCTTACGGCCAGCGTTACCGAGGTAGCCGAGGCGGCGAACGAAGCCATCGAGGCATCCGAGAAAGCGACGGCCGAGAAGGAAGAGGAACTCGCGACCGTCAAGACCGAGTTGGAGGAGGCTAAGAAGGCGGCCGAGGAGAAGGACGAGGACGGCGGCAAGAAGAAGCCCGTCGACAAGTCGAGGCTCTCGGATGCGGAGAGGGCCCAGGTGGAGGCCCTCGAAAAGTCGAACGAGGACTTGCGCAAGGAAGCCGAGGCCAAGGAGAAGCGGATCGTCAGTCTCGAGGATGTCGAGAAGACCCGCGAGATGACGGACCTCGCAAAGTCGTTCGACTCGGTCACCTACGACACCGACGACCTGGTGTCGATTTTCAAGAGCTGCGACGAGGACGAACTCACCGCGCTCAAGAAGTTGCTCAGCGCGGTCAACGAGCAGATCAAGACGGCCGCCCTGTTCGCCGAGCTGGGCAAGGCCGGCAGCGTCGGCGGCGACGCCTACGCGCAGCTCCAGGACCTCGCCAAGGATCTCCGCAAGACGGAGACCGGGCTGACTCAGCATCAGGCGTTCTCCAAGGTCTACGACGCCAACCCCGATCTGGCTGCTCAGCACAAGCGCGAGCAAGCCGAGAAGCGCCAACTGGCCCACTGACAGCGGTCAACGGGCAAGATTAGGAGGCCATCATGGCTACCCAGAACCAGCTCTTTCAGCTCCCCGGCATGACCGCCGACGCGAACCTCTCGGCGAAGCAGTTTTACTTCGTCGTGCAGGGGACCACCAAGAAGCGCGTCGGGCTTGCCAGCGTCGACGGCGAGGTCGTGGATGGCGTCTTGCAGAACAAGCCGAACGCCTCCGGCCAGGTGGCCGAGGTCATGTCGAGTGGACTTACCAAGGTCGTTGCTGGTGAGACGCTATCTCCGGGAGACCTTATCAAGACGGGATCGGACGGGAAGGCATTGATAGCCGAAGGCACGATCACCGGCGCGGACTTGGGCGACTACGTCGTCGGCCGGTGCTATATCGGCGCGGCCTCCGGTGAAATCGCGACGATCAGCATCGGGCTGATCTCGTTCCGCGTCGAAGCCCAGTAACCGCCCATCGAATAGGAGGGTTCAATGCCCCAACCGACCACTTCTGATGTACACGTCGATGCGGCGCTGTCCGACATCTCGATAGCGTTCCTGCAGGACGAGGCGAAGTACGTCGCCGGCAGGGTGTTCCCACCAGTCGCGGTGGACCATCGCACCGACAAGTTCCACGTGTGGGAACGCAACGACTTCCTCCGCGACGAGGCCGAAGTCAGGCCCCCGGCCACCGAGTCGGCCGGCGGCGGGATCACGCTGACCCAGGACTCGTATTCCTGCGACGTCTGGGCCTTCCACAAGGACATCGACGCCCAGGTGAGGGCCAACGCCGACCCGGCGGTCGACCTGGAACGGACGGCGACGCTGTACGTTTCCCAGGTCATGCTGACCCGGCGCGAGCGGCAGTTCGCCGACGACTACTTCAAGCTCGGTGTCTGGACCACCGACGTGGTCGGCGCGACGGACTTCGCCAAGTGGACCGACGCCACCAGCGACCCGGAGAAGGACGTGGCGGACGGCGTCAAGTCGATCCTCAAGCTGACCGGGTTCAAGCCGAACGTCCTGCTCGTTGGGTTTGACGTGCACCAGGCCCTCAAGAGGCACCCGCTGATCAAGGATCGGTACAAGCACACGTCGGCCGAGAGCATCACCGCCGAGATGATCGCCCGGTTCCTGGAGATCGACCGCTACATGGTCTCCGAGGCGATCTACGCGACGAACGTGGAGGGTGGGGTCAAGGCGTACGACTTCCACCTGGGCGGCGACGCCATGCTGGTGTTCGCCAACCCGACCCCCGGACTGATGGTGCCGAGCGCCGGCTACAACTTCGTGTGGCGCGGCCTGACCGGGATGAACGACCTCGGGGTCGCCATCGCCAACATCCCCGTGCCCCTCAAGAAGGCCGACCGGATCGAGGGCGAGTTCGCCTTCGACATGAAGGTGGTGTCCGCCGAACTCGGGTACTTCTTCTCGGCGGCGGTCTGATGCCGGGCCCCGGCAACGGGTCGACGCTGGCCCCGATGGGTGAGCCGCTTGGCGAGTATGGCGGCGTCATCCTCCGCGACCTGACGATCTTCGGCGAGGACTACCACCCCGGCGACGAGATCGCCGGTGAAATCCTGGGCCAAGTCCCGATCAACAACCTGATCGCTCTCCGGGATACGTCGATGATCCGGTTCCTCGACAAGTCGGGGACCGGCGATAACGACCGGATCGAGGAGCTCGAAATGGTCGTCGCCGACCTCGCCCTTCAGCTCGAAGTGTCACAGAAGATCGAGGCCGGGTTGGCGGCGACGGTCAAGACCCTCAAGGCCGATGTCGGGAAACTGAAGTCGGCCGCGACGAGGCGGGCGACGGCAAAGTCGAAGAAGTAAGGAGCCAGCCATGGTGGAACTAGCACGGCCAATCGTTCAGCACGAGAAGGGCGCTATCGCCGCCGGCTCAGTCTGCTTTGGTCTCGACAAGGACCTGTGGGACATCAACGGCGCGGGCACGCCGACCGACGGTACCGCCGGTGACGGCGCGGGGTTTACCGGTAAGGGTGCCCGGTACACGGACACCACCAACGGCAAGCTGTACGTCAACACCGGCACCAAGGCGTCGCCGACCTGGCAGGACCAGAACCCATAAGGATGAGCCGTGGCGGAGCGGGAATGGTCAGAGACGGACAGCAAGGACGACGCCGTCGCCACCGCGACCCACGCGGCGGTGACCGGCAAGCAGTACCGTGCCACCCACGTTCAGGCATCGTTCTCGGCCGCTCCGTCCAGTCCGGTCCTGTTGCAGATCAAGGACGGCACGACGGTGGTCTGGGAGGGCTACGTAGCGCTCGCTGAGGGCATCGACGTGTCCCTGGCTATACCGGGCACCCTCGGCAACCTGATGAGCGCCACGCTCGCCGCCAGCGGCACCGGCGGTAGAGTAGGAAAAGTCAACATCCAAGGCACGGAATTCTGAGATGGCGAAGTTCGTAGGCGACAACGTCCTCGATGCGGCGCTGGAGTACATCGCGGATCGGGGCGACGAGCTGGTCATCCTTGACGGCCAACCGACGATCACGGAGCACATCAAGGAAAACGCCGGTGTCGGGGCCGGCAAGGGTCTGGGTCGCATCACCCTGACCCTGATCACCGGCGGCGGCGACTACGCCATCGCCGACGGCGACACCAACGGCCGCAAGCTGACCGTCTCACAGCAGACCGACATCAACATCGACGTGACCGGCACCGCGACCGACGTTGGGATTTGGAATACCGCGACCGGCGAAATTCTGCTATCAACGACGCTTACCGCGTCGCAGGGCGTGACCTCCGGCAACACCGCCACGGTCAACGCCTTCGACGATGAAATTGCTGACGCGGCTTAGGCCCGCGTCTGATCTCTAACCGTAACAAAAGGAATATTTTCATGGCTGAAGATATACGTGAAGGACAGAGCAAGCACATCGAGCAAGAGCGGCGTCGTGGCGGATGCCTTGGTTACGGCCATGGCGGTCCTTCAGGCCCAGGCGCTCAAGGACAAAGAATAGCGTCGTTACCGCACCGACCGTGAATAGGCGGGCGTCCGGCCTCACTGGTCGCGCGCCCGCTTTTCGTTTGGACTAATTGAAGGAACCGAAGCCATGGGCCGATACCGGATGGACGTACAGATTAACGCGACGCTGGTTGTCGAGGCCGATTCGGTGCAACAGGCGTTGGATCGCGCTGGCCAGGCGTCGCCGACGATGTCGGGCAAGCCGATGTTGGGAACGCGGATCAAGCTGTCGGGCGCAGCGCCGGTGGCCAACCACGTTTTGACGCCTAACAAAATCCGCCAGCGGCATGGGCTGCAATCGGCGGGGCCATCGTCGCGGCTGCCACGGTCTCGCTGACCTCGTGGACCGTAACCATGCCGGAGGGTTGATCAACACAAGGACCAACTTTTGGGTTGTGCGCCCGCCGGTCATTCCGCGGGTCGTACAACATCAATTATGACTGAGTGAGGGATTTTAATGTATCGACTACTTTTAGCGTTTTGGTTGCTTGTTGGGACGGCGGTTCCAGTCGCTACTCATGAGCTAGTTACGCGCCCAGAGCACGATACGGATATCCAGACTCTACAGGACGCGACAGACACTCGGTTACAGGCTCTAGAGCAAGCCGTAGACGGGCTAGACAGTCGGATGCAGGCTTTGGAAGCCGTACCACCGACAGAGCCGCCTACGGAGCCTCCGACAGAGCCTCCTACAGAACTCGGTATTTGGCAGCAACTTCCAAATACCGCGCCGAGTAGTATTCTCTTTACGCAGGATGAGGTTCCACCGGAGGCTTGGGGGCAGTCCGGCTCGGCGGGGATTCTTAGGTCGTGGGGTGGGGCCGCCTTCGACCCGGTTCGACGGGTCTTCTACGTGCACGGTGGCGGCCATCGCGCCTATGGCGGCAATGAGGTCTATGCCTTCTCTGTAGACACGGCGACTTGGGAGCGGTTGACCAGCCCCTCCAATTTGGTGTGGCGGGATGACCTGTGTCTTGACACCGTGGACGATACGCCTCGCTCGTCACATACCTACGACGCCTGGGAGTTTTCGCCGCTCACCGGAGAGATTTATCGCTGGAGCAACACCCCGTTTCCGAATTCTTCTTCAGGTAGGTGCGGCGCGGAGTTTTGGGCCTTCAATCCAGAAACCAAGTCTTGGCGCGAACTGTCGCCTAAACCCGAGGTCATCGCGGGTGCTACTCCATCAATCGCTGTCGATCCTCAGAATGGTTGGCTTCTTCTCGCCGCGCCTCGCGCGACCTGGAGCTATGATCCGGAAACCGACAGTTACACGAAGCTGTTTAATAGCAGGGGGGGCTGGGGCAACGGCGCGCTTGATCCAACACGCCGGGTCATGCTGATGACCATGTATAGAACTGGGCTGTTCGCGATAGACCTCAATACGGGCACACAGACGGAGGTAGTAACAGTCGAGGAAATCGCCATACCTCAAAGTTTGTTGTATCTCAGCGGTATCGACTATTCACCAACGCGAGATCGCTGGGTGCTGTGGGCGGGCGACGGGAATGTTTACACCGTCCATCCCGAGACCTGGGAGGTGCGGGTGTACCGGCCAACCCAAGGCCCACTTCCCACTCCATATGGAAGAGGCATTTACGGGCGCTGGCGTTACGTCGCAAGTTTGGACGCCTTCGTTGGCATCGGTCATGTCGATGAGGATGTCTGGATATATCGGTTGCCGGAGGGTGACGGTGAGCCGATATTCGTGGGGTCGATCCAGACCTGTTCGGAATCGGGGGCTTGCACGGAACACACGAGCCTTCAAGCGGCCCTCGATGCCGCCATGCCGGGTTATACGATCACCTTGTCACCGGGCGATTACTATCAGTGTGCGACTCTCCGCATAAACGGTGTGACCATAACTGGTTCTGGAGCACACTTGCGCGATACCGCGTGTGGCGGTAAGGCGGCGCTGGTTATCAAGGGCAATGATACGGTGGTCGAGGGTCTGGAATGTTCTGGAATTAGAGTTAACGATGGAAACGGTGCCTGTATTCGGTTCGAGGGAACCAACTTGACCGTTCGCAACGTCAACTTCCATGACAGCCAGGAAGGTATCCTGGCCGGCGGGGTGGTTGGGGATGTGCTCATCGAGGATAGTCTGTTTGAGCGGTTAGGCGGTGCCGAGGGTATCGCTCTGGGGCGAGCGCACGCCATCTACGTCAGCGGCAGCGCCAGTTCCTTAACAATCCGAAACAGCCGCATTCTTTCTTCAAAGGAAGAGGGACATGAGGTCAAATCCCGTGCCGCTCGGACGGTGATAGAGAACAGCGTCATTGCCTCGCTTGGTGGTGTTGATTCCCGGTTGATAGATGTCCCCAATGGTGGCGAGCTTGTCGTCCGCAACAGCGTCTTGGAAATGGGGCCGAACAGCAGCAATCTTGATCTAATTGGCTATGGCCTCGAAGGCATCACTCACACCGTGAGTTGGGTCGCTATCACCGGGAACACTATCATTACTGATCGAACCCGAAGTCGGTTATTCCACGGGTCAATCCAACCGACGATAGAAGGCAACATCTTGGTCGGTGGCGAGCAGTGGCCTAACAACGAATGGTTTGCAGATCGTGCCGCCGCTGGGCTAAGCGCCTATCCGGCTTTGCCGTAACTTGCCGGACTGTAGCAATGCTCGATGTGGCTGTCATCTGCGTCGATTACCAAATCTTCTACCAGTAAAAGGTTATGTAGATGGCCGAATTTCTTATCGCCAACCACTCGAATACCGATCCTGACGGCTTTCAGGCGGACGATGTTATTGACGTGCGTGAAGACGGCTGGAATTGGACCCGGAGTGAATTGCCTCGCGTGGTGAAATTGCCGGCGATCCCTCTCACACTGGCCCAGCAATACCGGGAGGAGGATCGGGAGATTTACGTCAAGGTTCGTGAGAGCGAGACCAAGAAAACAACAGGTCAGCTTTCACTCCAGCGTGACGATGTTGAAACGGCAAAGATTACGGTTAATACCGAGACCTTGATTAAGCCGCGCACGCTAAGTGTGGAAGACGTTGGCGCTATCAAGATTTTGAATATCCAATCCGAGGAATTAGCCTTAGAGTTTCGGTCTGTGTTTTTTGCCCGTCGCCGGTGGAAGATGGTAGGTGACGTAATAACTGATAAGTTGGCATGACCGAATTCATCTTGACCGTCAACGAAACTTCCGGTGGCGATTTCAGTAGTTTGACTTCGTGGGAAGCGGCGATACAAGCCGATCTCACAGCGGCGGCAAGCAAGGTTTTTGCGGTTTCATCCATCGCGAATGACGGTATCGCTGATGGCGAAGCGTGTACCGGCCAGACGAGCGGCGCCACGGGCACGTTCAAGCACCTGAAGGCCGATGATTCTCAATGTTTTATCCTCGTCCTGACGAGTACGTTTCAGGCAGAGGTTATCGAGCAGGATAGCAACACCGCTAAAACGGTAACAACCTCCGACACCGGGACACAGATCACCCGAGCCACGGCACAGGTGTCGAGTGACTCGGAACTGAGCGATGCGGTGATAGTCGATGGTTGGACACTAGACAATACGCACGACATTCTTATCACTGCGATGCCTGGTCAGAGTTTTCAGGATCATGCTGATGTTCGTACCAATAAGCTAGATTATGACGCAACAAAGGGCGCGGCCATATTAAGTACTGGTGGTTTTGCTGATACCATAAGGAATTCGGAGGGCGGTACGTTTAATTTTAATATTACAAAGTTACAGTTAAAGGCAACCGCAACAACTTCGAGAGCGCAACTTAATTCTAATGCAGGCCCTACTACCCTTAAAGACTGCATTTTTGAGTCAAATAGCTCCGACCAAACCGGTAGCAATCCCAAATTTATAATAAATTGTCTTGTGAAAAATGTCGGCACTGGTGACGGCTTAAAACTCTCGTTTGATGGTCACGCTATAACGACGACTGTTGTAAAGCCATCTTCCGGCTCCGGTGGCATTGGGATTGAATCCAATGACGGAAATAACTCTGATTGTGTGGATTGTTGTTCGTTTGGCTTTGACACGGATTATTCCGGGACGTTCGATACCGGGAATTCAAGCAATAACGCTTCGGATAGCACGGGGAATCCGGGCTCGGCATCGCAAGACAGCCTGACCTACGCCGATCAGTTTGAGAGTGCCGCCGACGACTGGCGTGCCAAGGATGGCAGCCTAGACGCTAATGGTGTCGCCGATGAGACCAATGCGCCGGAAGATATAAGCGGCCAGGACCGAGATGGAAGTGCGCCGACAATCGGGTGCTGGGAGTTCGTGGCGGCAGTGGGCTTCGTCCCCTATCCTAATCCCCGTTACGCCCTGACCGGCGGGATGCAACCCATGCAAGGAGGCATTTGATCATGCTGGTGGCTGGCGACTCAACGGATGTTACAACCCACTTCGCCATGCGGAAGGTCGCCGATGGCACCGCCGCGACCGGGCTGACGATTACCGGCTTTGATCTTCAATACGTTCGTTCCGGGGTCGCCCCCGTCGCCAAAGTAGACGCAACCGCGCTGGCCGCGACCGATAGCGCCCACGCTGATAACAAGGCCATCGAGATCGATGTCACGGACCAGCCGGGACTCTACCGGGTCGATTGGCCGGATGCCGCGTTTGCCGCCGGGGTGCGCGAGGTTATCTTGACCGTCAAAGCGGCAACTGCTTTCACTGAGCATTTGCGGGTAGAGATCGACGGTTCTGCGGCGGCCTATCTTGGTCCTCGGGGGCCTGGTGTTTGGCTTGATGACGGCGCAGCAAACACCGGAGTGGTGCTTGGGATAGACGGGACGGCCAGGAACCCTGTGAGCACGATTGCGGCGGCGACCACCATCGCGTCGAACCTTGGAGTCCAGGTATTCTATCTACTCAATGATTCCGTGTTCACGCTGACCCAGGCTTATGAAAGTTACACATTTATTGGTCTTGGCCTCAGTAATAAAATTACGCTGGGCTCGCAAGATGTGGACAATTCAGAGTTCTGTAACCTTATCCTGACTGGAACGCAGGGTGGCACTGGTCAAATATATGCACACCACTGTTCATTGACGGCGCTTGTTTCTGCCGAACTTATCGCATTCCATTGTTGGCTCACGGGGAATAATACGCTTCGCGCTGCGACCACTCACATATTCAAAGATTGTTGCAGTGCTGTAGCAGGACAGGCGACATCTGACCTAACCTTCCCTGGTTCGGGCACGACGAGTGTGAACTTTAGGCATTATTCTGGGGGGTTGACAGTTAAGAGTGCCACAACAAATGACACAATGTCCTTTGAGGCTGATGGCCAGATTGTCATTGATGTTTCTTGCACCAGTCTCACCATAAGTGTGCGTGGCAACTGCCAGATCACGGATAATGGCACGACGACCAATTTGACTCAGGAAGCCGCTATAAATCGGACGAATATCAACGCCGAAGCTGATGATGCGATTGTAACTTACGGCCTGGACCATTTGGTGCAAACATCGGCTTTCGATACAGATGTGGCCGATGACAGTATTATCGCGCAAATGGTGGATGCCGGTAGCACATCAGACTATACTAATTATTCCAAGACCGAGGATAGCTTACGCGCCATATCAGAAAAGGTAAGTTCTATTGGCTCGGCGTCGGGCGGTGGTTTTAACTTCGCCGCAGTTGGCTCCGACGCTCTGACGGACACGATCAATGATGCCGAGGATGCTGTTGATAAAAGCACCAGCCCGGCCACTGTTGGTATCCCTGTAACGGGGCACGCGTTCCTTGCGGGCCATGAAGTGACCATTGCGGGCACGGCTAATTACAACGGAAGTTTTGTAATAGACAGTGTGTCCACAAACGAAGTCGTAATCGTGTCGGCCTTCGCGGCGGAAACTTTCTCCAGCACAGACACCATCGTTTCCTCGATCAAGGGCGAAAGTATCGAGGGCGTTGAAACCACAAACACATTTGCCTCCACGGTTAGCGAGGATGGTGTCTATCATGTGATTGACGATGACGGGGCAAACAACTTTACAATCTCATATCGGGTTGAGGTTGGTGGCGGTAGACGTGCAACCGAAGCAGTGTTCCAAGGTTTCCTTACCGGCTCCAACGACAACGCCTTTATACAGGCATATGATTTTGTTGGTAGCGCATGGGAAACGCGCGCGCTTCTGACCGGGCAAAATGGTTCCGTCAACCAGACAATAACGATTTCTTTACTAGCCCGAAATACCGGAACAAGCGCGCCTGATCTGGGTGTGGTCTTTCTCCGTATTACAGACGATACGGGTAGAGGCAGTTCAAACCCAACGCTGAATGTTGACAGTTTTTTGGTTGAGGCCGTTGGTATAGGACAGACGGCAGGCTACCAGAATGGGCGGATAGCGCTGGACACGAACAATGGCACTGCTGGGGCCGAGGCATTTGTTAATGGGGTAGCGGATAACCCTTGTTTAACCCTTGCGGATGCCAAGGCGCTATCTACATCAGTCGGAATTAGTGATTTCCATATCATCAATGGATCGAGCATAACTTTGGCCGAGAGCACAGCCAATGAAAGCTACTTTGGCGACAACTGGACACTTGCGCTCGGCGGCCGAGATGTGGACGGGGCTTATTTCCAAGGCGCTCATGTAACAGGCGTTGGGATATCAGCAACAGAAGTGCATTATGAAGGTTGTGATGTTGGCACAATGTCGGCCCAGATTGGACACTTTGATTTCTGTGCATTCAGCGGCACTGTCACTCAAACTCTTGCGGGCGATTATGAATACCATAATTGCTATAGCAATATTGCGGGAGCCGGTGCCCCGACTTTCACAAAAACCGCAGGACAGGCAATTACTGCTGCTTGGCGCAACTGGATGGACAGTATAACGATTTCTGGGCTGCAGTCCGGTGACACAATTACCATTAACGGCCGTCTCGGGACAGTGACATTAAACGGTGCAGACGCCTCCGTTGAGATAAGAGGGTCTTATAAGAGCATTGTCAATAACTTAACCGGAAGTCCTACTGTTAATATAGATGGTGCATGGAAGGGCTCGGACATAGCGGACACTCTTACGGATACCGACGAACTCCAGGCCGATGACGTGCCGGGCCTGATCGGGGCGCTAAACGATTTCGACGTAACGGCACAACTGGCCGAGAGTTACGCGGCTAATGGAGTTGCCCCGACGGCGGCGCAGTTGTGGTTTGCGGTCCACCAGATGCTCATGCAGTTTGGCATCTCGGGCACGAGTATTACGGTACGCAAACTCGATGATGCGGCCACGGCATTTGTGGTAACGCTTGACGACGCCACCAACCCGATCGACGCCAAGAGGGTGTGATGGCTATCCGTACCGTAGTGACCAGGGGCTACGGCAACGGCACTTTCATCGGGACCATCGCGCTTGTCGTAGTCCGTGGTTATCTTGCCGTCATCAGCGTCCACACCCTCATTCCCAACGATATCGCCCATGCCCACGCCCTCGAACAAGTCGGCCTGACGCAGAATCACGTCCTTGCCACCGACGATATCACCAACGCGCATGCGCTCGATGCCGCCGGGATGACCCAGGTTCATATCCTCATCGCCGACGACCTGGCGCATGGCCACGATCTCGATCAAATCGCGTTTAGCCAGAACCATGTGCTGACGGCGAACGATATCAGCCATGGCCAGGCGCTCGATCAGACCATCGTCACCATAGGCGACATCACCTTGACGCCGAACGACATCGCCCATGACCACGCCTTGGATAGGGCAGTGATGACGCAGGATCATGTGTTGGCGCCCAACGATATAGGCCACGAGCAGGCATTGGATCAGGCGGCTTTGACCCAGATCCATATCCTCGGCCCGCAGGACATCGCCCACGACCAGGCGCTCGATCAGGCCGGGTTGACCCAGGACCATGTGCTGACCGCCGATGACATAGGCCACGGCCAAACGCTAGACCAACCCGCGATAAGCCAAATCCATGTGCTGGCACCGTCCGACGTGATCCACGCCCAGGCTCTCGACCAAGCCGGGCTGTCGCAAAACCACGTCTTGACCGCCGATGACATCCTGCTCGGCCATCTGCTCGACCAGACCGCCGTGATCACCGGCGACATCGTGCTGACGGCCAGCGACATCATCCATGCGCATGCGCTTGATGAAACCGGCATCATCGAAGGCTTGCGCATCAAGAAGACCGAAACCCGCCCCGATAACACGCTGATCACAAACCGGCCCGACCGCACCCTCGACACCAAGAGGCCGAGGTCGGGATATACTACCGTCAGGAAGGACGTTTCATGAGCCAACAACTCACCGTTCAGCGCATTGGACCGTTTACGGTCGGCGAGGTGCCGCTCGACCTGCAAATCACCTTCAAGGATGACGACGGCAATGTCGTTAATCTGACCGGCTATACGGCGGTATTCGTCATCGAGAAGGTCGACGAGACGGACGCCACGGTCGGCACCGGCACGGCAACGATCTCGGACGAAGCGAATGGCATCACCAATTACGCCTGGGTGGCGGCCGATTTCGACGCGGCGGGGCAGTACCGAACGCAGATGTGGGTCAACAATTCGTCCACTGGCAAGACCTTGGCGTCGGACGTGTTCGAGTATTTCGTTCGCCCCGGAACCACGCGGCCAACATTCTGAGGAAGTAACATGACCTGGACTTATTCCGGCAATCCCGCAGACAGTGACCGAGACGCGGTGCGGTATCTCGTGGGCGACACCGACTTCGGCAACCAACTCGTTCAGGACGCCGAGATCGCCTGGGTGCTGACCGAGGAGGGGAACGTCTACCTGGCGGCGGCATCGGTGGCGAGAGGCATCGGGGCGACGTTCGCGGAGGCCGTCACCAAGCAGGTCGGGGACCTCAAGATCCAGTCCCAGCAGAAGCGAGACAACTTCAAGAAACTGGCCGACGAGCTCAAGGAGCGCGGCGTCCTTCGCGCCGGCAGGCCCTACGCCGGCGGCATCAGCATCGACGACAAGCAGACGGTCCGCGACGACGACGACCGGGTCGTCCCAGCCTTCAGGAAGCGGCAGCATGATCGCGACGACACCAGCCAGGATCGCCTCGTCAAGGACTACCAGGAGCGTGAGCCCTGATGGCGATCTCTGATTTTCACGATTTAATGCCCGACACCGTTACCCATAAGGTGATGACCGGGCGCGACGCCTACCAGAAGCCGACGTTCGGAGTCGGGACCGACTACAAGGCTCGCGTACTGTTCCGGCAGCGATGGGTCCGGGCGGCCGACGGCACCGAGAAGCTGGCGCGCGGAACGGTATGGATAGGAGATACGCCGGAGATCGACCCCCAGGACGAGATTACCCTGCCAGACGGGACGACCCCGCCCATCCTCGTCGTCGAGCGCATCCCAGACGAGAAGGGCATCCACCACGTTAAGGTTTTTTTCGGTTAAACTAGGACAGTCAGCATGAATTCGATCACGTCCCGCATCGACGCCATCACCGATATACCCGCCGACTACCGCGTAACAGCGCCGCCCTGTCCGAGATCGGTCAAGATCGAGTTGACCGGGCGGTGTAATTTCGCCTGTGCCTTCTGCGCCCGCTCTAAAAAGCTGCGCGATCAGGCCGACATGGACATGGGGCTATTTCAGCGCCTGCTGCGGGAAATGCGCGAGTGCGGTGTCGAGGAAATTGGCCTGTTTTATCTCGGCGAATCGTTTCTGCTGCCGTGGTTGGCCGAGGCGGTGTATTTCGCCAAGCGTGAGTGCGGCTTCCCCTATATCTTCCTGACTACCAACGGCTCGGTGGCCGATCCGGTGAAGCTCGCCGCCGTCATCGGCAATGGCCTAGATTCGCTGAAATTCTCGCTCAACTATGCCGACGAGGAGCAGTTCAAGGACATTGCCGGAGTCAAGCCGGCGCTGTTCCACGACATGATCGCCAACATTAAGAGCGCCAAGGGAGTACGCGACCGGATCTTGCGCGACCGAGGCCACCGCTGCGGCCTTTATGCTTCCTACATCCAGTATGACGGCAACCAGGGTGAGCGTATGAAGGTCGCGGTTGCCGAAGTCGAGCCCTATGTCGACGAGGTCTATGCCCTGCCGCTCTACAACCAGGCGGATTTAGTCTCTAAGGACGAGGAAGAGCGAGGCTGGGCCCCTACTGCTGGCAACCGGGGCCGGGTCGGCGCGTTGAGGGATCCGATCCCCTGCTGGGCGGTTTTCACCGAGGGCCACATCACCTTCGACGGTAAGCTGTCGGCATGCTGTTTCGACCATCGGGGCGACTTCAACATGGGCGACCTGACGAAGCTATCCTTCATGGAGGCTTGGCATTCCAGCGCATTCGTAGATTTGCGCACGGCCCATCTTACTGGTGACGTCAGCGGGACACCTTGCGCCGCTTGCGTGGCCTACGCCTGATGGTACAAGAGATTACCTTCAAGGTCCTCGGTACCGCCAAGGTCTCCAAGATGCTGGAGAATGCAGGACGACGTGGAAGAAGCGCGCTGCTCGGCACGCTGTTCGAGGAGGGCGAGGAGTTGATGCGAATATCCAAGGATCAATTCGTCCCCGTAGACACCCGGAACCTTAGCAAGTCTGGCTTCGTCCGGAAGATGAAGACGGGTCTCGGCGTGGAGGTAGGATTTGGCGGGACGGCCGCGCGATATGCGCTCAGAATCCATGAGAACCCCCGGTCCGGCAAGACCGGCGGTGTCAGCCCGTCAGGGAAGAAGTACAAGACCTGGGCCAAGGTCGGCCAGTGGAAATATCTGATCACGCCGTTTAAGATGCGAAAGAGCGGGCTCACCAAGAGGGTGGCGCGGAGATTCGCCCAACGGATGCGAAGGGGCAGGTAGATGGTCGTCGTAGTCGCGCTCGATGAGATCGGCACCAAGCTCACCGACGACGGGATCGTGGAAGGTGCAACCGGTTGGCGGCTGGCGAAGGGCACGACCATGGAGGAGCAGGACCAAGTGGTCACCATCATCGAGGCTCCTGGTGAGATACCGGATCAGGATGCCAGCGGTGAGCCCGAGCATAATTTCCCGGCCTTCCAGGTCCGGATTCGAGGAGCGCGATTTGGGTATCAAGTAGCTCGCGTCAAGGCTCAGGAGGTCTTTAACTCGCTCAACAACGCCGACCTTTCCGGCTTCGGCTATATCTTCGCCGACAACGCGCCGTTCTTTCTCCAGTACGACAAAAACAGCCGCCCGGAGCTGGTGGTCAACTTCTCGTCGATGCAAGAGCGGTGACCGTCCACGAAGGAGGTGGTGCCACATCGACCCGAAGCGGTTTATAATGCGAGCGTCCGGCTGAGATTCACGAGTAAGTCGGGGCGGGATACTGTGAAATTGAAACCTCCGTGTGTTCTGTCCCGGCTCCTCGCTCAGCCGGGCACTATCAAAATGGACCCAGATGGACCCAGATGGTTCGGGCGTACCATCGAGGAACTTCGTCGCTGGGGGCTGCCGAAGGCATGGGCCGGGCAGACGTGCTACCTTGTAGGCGGCGGGCCTTCCCTACGGGGTTTCGACTTCGGCCAGCTCCGCGGCCTCCACACCATCGCCATCAACCGGGCTTTCCTCGACTGTCCAGACGCCGAGGTGGTCTGCTTCTCGGACGGGCGCTTCTGGCGCTGGTGGGGTCCGGACGGAACCGAGGGTCAGTCTCTTCCGGCTCACCCCGGGCTCAAGATCACCGTCCAGTCTGATCGCAAGGTATCTCACCCCACGGTCCTGAACATGCCCGGTACGGGACGGCGCGGGCTCGAAACCCGGAGGAACCGGCTCAAGCACGGCAACTCGACCGGGTGCGCGGCGATGAACGTCGCGTGGCACCTGGGAGCGAGGAAGATCATCCTCCTGGGCTACGACGGGAAGCCCGCCGAGAACGGCGGTGACAACTACCACGGCGGACACCCGGTCGGCTACGCTAAGGCCAACCCCAGGTTCACGGCCTACGACAAGATGGCCCCGTATTACGAGCCGATCGGTCTTGAGCTCGCGGCCCGAGGCGTGGAGGTCATCAACGCCAGCCCCAACTCGGCGATAATGTGCTTCCCAAGAGTTACCCTGTCGTCTATATTCCCACCCGGATGAAGGGATCACCTCCTTTCCGTCTGTGCTCAGGTGAAAACCGATACCGTCGGCGAGGTAGCCACCCCGACCGGCACCGAGGCCCCGGAGGAGTCATACTCCGAGGTCTCTCTTGACCTCCTCATCAGATATAGTTACCGTCCGCTCGCCGGGACAATTTCCTCCCGTCTCCGGCACAGGAACTTGGCGGGCCGCCGCCTGCAGTCTCCCTGGGGTCGCGGTCCGCCCACTTTAGCCGGGGCGTATTCTGGTAGACCTGAAAATCTCGTCGTACCTTCCATATTACGGGGCCTGACGTGCCATTCTCCGGCCTCTGGGTGGGCTACCCCCCGCCGGGTGAGCGGGCGTCCCACGTCGCTCTGAGAGCGTTATGACCGGCAAGACGGGATTCGTCGTCGTCAGGAAGCGGCCGGAATATCCCTTTCAGGAGATCATGGACGGCATCGCAGCCTGCGGTGACCACGCGATCAAGGGCTACGCCAGCCAGACGGGCGACGCGAATACTGCCGTCGTGACCTGGCACCCCTACGGCAGACAGGGAGCGGCGGCCCACTGCCATCATCGGCTCGGGGGCCGGCACATCGTCGTCGAGAACGGATACGTGAGAAAAGATGCCCTCGGCGAGGCTCAGTACTGCGTCGAGTTCGACGGCTTCAACGGTCAGGGATGGATACCCAAGCACGGGCACGATTCGTGGAAATGGCATCGGCTCGGAGCCGAGCTGAGGCCGTGGCGTCAACGCGGTGACCACATCCTCGTCTGCGGCCAGCGCGGCGGCGACTATTCAGATTATTCAATGCCGATGGACTGGCCCGACTCGATCCTCGACCGCCTCCCCCACCTAACCGACCGCCCCATCAAGTACCGCCCCCACCCTGGTCGCCCGTGGAGACCGACCCTTCGCAAGGGCGTCGAGATCACCGATCCGCGCCGCCCCATCCATGCTGACCTCGAAGGGGCTCACGCCTGCGTCGTGTGGTGCTCTAATGCAGCGACCGAGGCCATAATCTCCGGCATCCCGGTGTTCTATCAGGGGCCGAATCTCAAGCTCGCGAGTATCGCCTGCGACGACTTAACCTTGATCGAGGACCCGCCGATGGAGCATCGCGGCAGGGCCCTCACTGAGCTGTCCTGGTCTCAGTGGTCGCTGTCGGATCTGAAGCGCGGCGAGCCCTGGCGATTCCTGATGTATTCAGCCGAGGGCCGGGCATGAATAATTCGGATCGCGAGCTGATAGACAAGTACGTCGCCAAGCACGGCGTCACCAAGTGTCCCGACCTGGAGGCTGGGTCCGAACGTGAGCAGCTGGAACGACAGGACAAGCAGATTGCGAGGACCATGTCGAGGGCCGGCCGCAAGGGTTGGATCAAGCGCGCATCTCAGGGAAGGATAGGCCGGATGTGAGGGCGGTAATCTACCACGACATTAACAACACCAGGTCCAAGATCATCTGCTCCGCGATGATGCAGGGTATCCTCGAATGCGGTGACGACGCGGTATCGATCCGCTTCCAGAAGTGGCAGGGGGAGACGCCCGGACACGTCGCGCTGATGTACGGTGCCGGTGGTCGGCGCAAGGCGATCATGCAAGCCTATCAGGACGCCGGCAAACACTCGGTCCTGATCGACCTCGGCTATTGGAAGCGCAAGGAGGGCAGGGGTCACATGCGCTGGCGCGGGTACCACAAGGTCGTCGTCGATGGCTTCCATCCAAATAACCAGCTCGCCGTCGAGGACGGCGACTCCTCGCGGTTCCAGCAACTCGGTATTAACGTCCACCCGTGGAGAGACGGCAGCGCCGTCCTCGTGGCCGGGATGTCGGCCAAGAGTGCCGTCACCCACGATCTGCCACCTGAAGCCTGGGAACGCGAGGCGATCCGAATCTTATCGAAGGCAACCAGCCGCGAGATCATCTACCGGCCCAAACCATCGTGGAGCGAGGCGCGGCCGCTCCCCGGCGCGACCTACTCAGCGGGGCACTATTCTGTCGAGACCGTCCTGGCACAATGTCATGCCGTCGTCACCCACCACTCCAACGTAGCCGTCGACGGGATCGTCTGGGGTCTCAACATCTACACCAACGCCGGGGCCGCCAAGGGGATGTCGGCGCAGACGATAGGGGACGTGCTCAAGAAGGTTCGGTGTCAGACTAAAACGCGAGAGAAGCTGCTGTCACACCTCGCTTGGTGCCAGTGGAACGTGGACGAGATGGCGCGCGGCGAGCCCTGGCGACACCTGAAGCGATTGGGGTTGATATGAAGGTGGTCGGCAAGGGGACGAAGAAGGAAGCGAACGTGGCCCGCCGGCTGCTCTATGCTCTCATTTCAATGAGACCGGTTTTTAGAGGACCGAAGCCCGCGCGCTCGATCATCTCGTTACCCAACATGGCGGGCACCACCGACAGCAGCCAGCGCATGGTCGACTTCACCGAGGCCCGACGCCTCGGCGTCGCCGCTGGTGACGTTGACAGATATAGGAGAAAGAGATGAGACGTAAAGGCACTGGAAAATCCACCGCACATATTCGCGCTCGCCAGAAGTATACGCTCAGCGACTTAGAAAGCCTCCTGGCTCTTGCCGGTAACAACGTGGTTGAAATCCTCCCCGATGGCGAAGTGAAGGTCCTCGACACCGACCCTGCCGTCGCCGAGGCGTTCAATGCTGGTCTCGAACGCGCGGCACGGTGGCACATGGGGAAGACTCGGGGGGGGCACTTATCAGAGCGAGGCGTCAGGTTGCACAAGGCATTTGCCGCCTCCATCCGCGAGCTCAAGCGAAAATGAAGATCGCGTCCGTCGATCTGGAAAACTCGGTCTTCTCGCAGAACGGCGAGGACGGGATCATCGACTACCTCGTCGGCTGTGTCGACAGCGCGGCCTACGTTAAGAACAGCGAGCGCCGGTTCGTCGAGATCGGCTGTGGCAACGGCCGCGAGAACTGCACCACCGCGCTTGCCGTAGAGGGCTGGCATGGCGTCGTGTTAGATCGCAAGCCGGCGCGGATCGACACGTACAAATACATCGCCAAGGAGCGGGGGTTCCACCACCGGGTCAAAGCCTATGCCGTGGCGGCGACGCCGAATGCAGCGGCCGATCTGATCGAACTATTTGAGACCGCTTGCCCGTGCTTCTTCTCGCTCGATATCGACGGACCGGACTGGCACGTCATGAAGGCGCTGCTCGAGGCTGGATTCCGCCCCAGCGTCTGTTGCCTCGAATACAACGCCGCTTTCGAGAACCGGCCGATCGTCGTTCGCCTTGAGGAAGCGCCGAAGAGGACCGATAACCTTTATTACGGCGCTGGTATCAAGGCTTGGCGCTATCTAATGGCGGGATATGGTTATGAATTCGTCACCGTTGAATCAGCCGGCGTCAATGCCTTCTTCGTCCGCCGCGAAGATATGGAGATGCAGGAGATCGACAAGATCGAAGGCATCGATTGGGTCGATTGCGCCGTGTTCGCCGAGAAATATGGCCCCGCGCAGCAACGCTACAACGCTGTCATCGGCAAGCACAACTTTGTCCATGTGGCCAAGCCATGAAGATCGTCTTCTATCATTCGCTAAGGTTGACCACGGGCGAGGACGGCCACGAGGCCGTCGATATGACTAACAGGGAACTTCGCATCGGCGAGGCACTTACCGAAGGGCTCCCGGTTCACGGCGACGAGCTGATCATGGTACCCAAGTCCGAGTGGCAGGGCCCGATGCAAGGAACGGACGCGGCGATGATGTTCGGCGTCAAGTCGCTGAAGATGTTCGCCCCCCACCTCGCCGCCGGCATTCCGGCGATTTACATCGATAAGGGCTATCTCGGCTCCAAGGGAGCCGAATCGAGAGCACATTTCTTCAAGTTCTCGGTCAACGCCATACACCCACTGTCATATTTCCAGACCGACCCACGGCCGCTTGATCGCCTCAAGAGGCTCAAGATTAAGCCGAATAAATGGCGAGGCGGCGGCGACCATCTCAAGATTCTGGTGGCACTATCGAGCCAAAAATATTGCACATGGCATGGACAGGGAGACGCCACCAAATACGCCGCCAAACTCATCAAGGCAATCCATAAGGAGACCGGCGGCAAACGAATCATCGTCTACCGGCCGAAACCATCATGGAAATCGGCAGTCTCCATCAAGGATTATGAATTTTCGCGGCCACCGGGCCGCATCCGTGACGTGCTGAAACAGGCCCATGTCCTCGTGACTCACGGCTCGAACGCTGCTATCGACGCCATCCTGGAGGGTGTCCCGGTGGTCGTCCTGGGGGCCGGGATCGCCCGGCCTATCGCCGGCCACACGATCAAGCATATCGCGAACCCATATTTCCCCTCTCATGACGAGGTCATCCAATGGCTGCGCGATATCGCTTATTGCCAATGGAGCATGGCCGAGCTTCGATCCGGCCTGGCGTGGGAGTACATCCGAAAGGACATCTGGAGGGAACTACGATGCCGTTGAAGAGAGACGTTAAGAGGTTCTGGAAGCTGTTCCGGGCGACCCCTCTGAGAACCCTGTTCCTCGTCCTGAGCTATCGGCAACCGGAGCCATGGGAGCGCCGGTGGCATACGACGCGCCTGCGCATCCCCTTGGTGATCGAAGGCCGGAAAGTCTGCAACCGCAACGTCCAGATGAGGTGTGTGTACCTCGGGTCGTGGTGGCTGGGCGACGACGCCTGGGCGCTGCGCCTGGGACCGAACCGCCCCGTGACGTTGATCCGATGAGCGTCGCCACCATGATATGGCTGGTTGCGATCACGGTCGTCTTGACTCTCATCCTGACGACCATCTTGCTGACCTGTGCGTGTACGCTCTATGTAGGCTTCTGGGTCAAGGACTCGATATGGAGGATATTCGGAGGATGAGGATCAGGATTCTTGGCGGCGGGTGGTACGGCTGCCACCTCGCCTGTCACCTACTCGACGCCGGCCACCAGGTCGAGCTGCACGAGATCAGGGACAGGCTGTTCGGCGGGGCATCAGGCTCCAACCCCGCCCGGCTCCACCTCGGATTTCACTACCCGCGTAGCCACCAGACGCGCGCCCTCTCGCAGTCCAACTATCGCGAGTTCATGGACGTTTACGGGAACCTGACGCGGGGAGTCGGCGTCAACATCTACGCCATCGCCAGCCGCGACTCGCTGGTGGACTTCGACAACTACGTCCAGACCCTTCGTGGCGAGCTGGAGTTCATCATCATTGAGCGGCCGGAGGAGTTCGGGCTGCAGAACGTCGAGGGCGCGATCCTAACCGGCGAACGGGTCTGCAACATCGACAAGGTTAGGGCACACTTCAACCTCCGGCTCGTGAACGTACTGCGGCTGTCGATGGCCCCGCCGGTCAGGCTGAACGACCCGGCGTGGGACTGGACGGTGGACTGCACGTTCTGCGCCCTGACCGAGGTCAATGTGGACCGATACGAGCCGTGCCTCACCCACGTCCTCGACGGCCCCAAGGGCTTACCAGACATGTGCGTGACGATCATGGACGGACCGTTCCCCTCGATCTATGCGACCGGGACGAGCGGCAGGGCGACACTCACGTCAGCCAAATATACTCCCCTAAAACAATGCCATTCTTTTGAGGAGGCGGAACAGGTCCTGCGGGACCTCACGCCTCAGATGGTCGTCGACCACGGCATGGCGAGCATGGAGTTGATGGCCTACTACTGGCCCGAGGCCCGCAGATTATATCGACCCGGTAAACCTCGCCCCGCGATGCTCGCGATCCGCGCCATGCCCCGGAGCGGGGCCGACTCGCGAATGTACGAGATCATCCGCTCCGGCAACTGCCTGATCATCCGCGCCGGCAAGATCGACGCGATCTTCGTGACCGCGCGAAAAGTCCAGGAGATGATAGAGGAAGCTTCACCGTGATAGATTTGGCTATCACAGGCTACAACACGACCATCGTTCAGGCGCTGCTTCAAATCCTCTCCGACGCCCGTGAAAACAATAACCTTTCCCCCGAGACCATATCCCAGCTCTCGATGCACGAGATGATGGAGGCGGCGAAGGACGACGACTGCTCCGAGAAGGTCCTCTATGGCGCGCACCACGCCGCCGACAACGTCCCTCTCGACGCCCGTCGCTACGTCTTCGCCCACGGCTACATGAACGACCGACCGATAGGTAGCCAGATGTCATCGGAGATCGCGATATCGCTGATGGCGAACCTAACCTCGACTGTCCTCATGTGCGAGAGAATACTGGCCGCGAACAGCGAGGCGCGGATCGTCGTTCTCGGCTCGATGAGCGGTATCGATGGATCTCACGACACCACCTACACCATAGCAAAAGCTGGCCTCCACAAGTACGTCGAGACCCGCCGAGTAACGGCCGATCAGCAGCTCGTCGCAGTCGCTCCCACGATCATCTGGGACAGCGGCATGACCCGACGCCGAAACGACCTGGACGAGATTATGAAACGGGCGCAGACTTGGCCGAAGAAGCGTTGTATGTCGGCCATGGAGGTAGCCCGGCTGATCTACTTCCTGCTGTGGGAAGACCTGGGCTACATCACCAACTGCGTGATCCCCGTCGATGGCGGTAAGCACGCGACTATGAAAGGAAGTGGACCATGACCTTTCTTGAAACGATGTTGCTCGGGGGGCTTATCTTGAGCCTCGCGATCATAGTCTCTCTCGGGATTATATTATATATACAGGTGAACCACCTGCGAAATCTGCGCATGATTAAAGAAAATGTCCGGCGGGCCGAGGCGGCACGGGAACGTCGGCGGGAGCCCTGGGCAACATGATGCGGCTCCTAGCCAAGATTTTCGGGACGTATGTCGTTTTCGGCGGGCTTGACGAGACCGACGAAATTCGCGGTTGGATTTGGCGCGAACGGCTTTATTTCGACCGAAGAGAACGCAAGAAATATTGGTGGGTAACATGAGTGTCACCGTCGTTACCGGCTTCTCGCCGGAAGGCCTAAACGAGTACGGCTGGAACTTCATAAAGAGCTTCTGCGAGAACTGGCCGGTAGAGGTCATGCTGGTCATGTACGTGGAGGCGCCCATCTTTGACATCCGGCTCACCCCCATCGACAAGTTCATCGGCGGCAAGCGGCGGCGTGTGGAGATACGGCTACTCTTGGAAGCCCGGGGCTGCGCTGAGTTCATCGCCCGCCACAAGGACAACCCGGCGGCATGTGGGACCGACGTTCAATCGAACTGGAAGGAACGAGAGCGGGACGAAGGCTATAACTTCCGCTTCGACGCCGTCAAGTTCTGCCGCATGGCGATGTTCGCCGCCGACGCCGCGCGCAAGATCGAACCGGGCCGCATCCTCGTGTGGCTAGACGGCGACGTGATGACCAAGCGTCCGGTGCCGGAGAACTTCGTCGAGGGTCTGATCGGTGATCACGAAGTCTGCTATCTGGGGCGCGAGCCGAAGCACCCGGATACCGCCTTCGTCGCGTTTCAAGACGAAGGTCTGGCTGTCGCGCGGCACTGGGGCAATATATACGAGGACGATGCAGTGTTTCATTTACCGGAGACGCACAGCGCATTCGTCCTGAGATGTGTCATGAAGGGCATGGAAAATCTAGGTCTCGACGCCCTCAACCTCACCCCGAAGGGTCGCGGCCACGTCTGGTTCCAGTCGCCGCTGGCTCAGTACATGGACCATCTCAAGGGCCAGAAGCGCAAGCGCAGAGGCCGCAGCAAGGAGTGGAAATAAGGACACGGCCTACGCCGAGGAGTATCGGTCCTATCTGGAGGAGAAGCCATGAAGATGGAAGACATCGAACATATCGACGTAAGCATTCACATGATAGGCAAGAGCGGGCGAGTAACTACGGTGTCCAAAACATTTCGGCATCCGATCAGTCTGGTGTTTGATCAACAGCTCGAACAGGTGCCCGGAGATGACCCCTGGCTTCATCGACGGCCTACCGGGTACCAGACCATCAAGATTTCGGGCTACGTCGAGGATACCTCCTCCCTGAAATAACAGCCCTCCCGGCCCTACGTCACTGACGTAGTACGTCGCTGACGTAGCACGAGGGGCGACGCCTAGAGACGCCCTCCCCTCGATACTACCCGGCGACGGAATTAAGCCTCCGCAGGCCTCATCCGGGCACGTTCTCTATAACACCGAGGGCCGGCTCGGCCAAGAGTGTCATTGACCTCCCTTATACTGGTGGGGCTATAGCAACCACCATGTAAGGATGGAGGTCTCCATGGCCGTACAAAAGGGCCGTAATCTTCTCATCAAAGTAAACGACGGCAGCTCGCCCGAGTCGTTCACCACGATAGCCGGGGTTCGGTCCCGGACTATCACCATCAACCAGGAGCTGGTGGACATCACCGACTCCGACAACGCGCCGTGGCGGTCGCTCCTGACCGACGCGGGTCTCAAGTCCTTCTCGATCACCGTCTCGGGCATCTTCAAGGACGACACCGGCCAGCGGCGCATGAAGGACCTCGCCTTCTCGGGTGAACTCGAATCCTTCCAGATCGTCTTCGGCAACGGCGACACCATGGACGGCGAGTTCCTGGTGGCGTCCATCGAGGAGGGCGGCGAGCACGTGGGCGAGCAGACGTTCAACTTCACGCTCGAATCCTCCGGCAAGCCGACGTTCGTCCGCGCCGTCCCGTAGGGGTGAGATCAGATGGTTGCTGATCCGTTTCGCGGTGAGGCCGATGTCGAGCTCAGTGGCAAGAAGTACGTCCTGAAACTAGACCTCCGCGCCATGCGGATGGCCGAGATCAAAGCCAACAGCAGTTGGCAGAACCTGATCTCCCGGGCGTTCTCCGGGGAGCTGCGCATCGACGACATCGCCGCGATCATCTGGGGCGGCATGATAGGTAGCGGCGTTGATGATCCTCCCGAATTCGAGGAGGTTGCCGAGATGGTGTTTGCCGAGGGGCTGGTGAAGACCAACGTCATCGCGCGAGACCTCATGCTCCTTCAAGCTATCGGCCAAGAACGGGTCGATGAAGTGTCAAAATTACTGGAAGGGTTGGGTGGGAAGATGGAGGAGGAGATTCCGAAGACGATCGGGAACAGTTCTGGGTCCGAATAATGGAGCTGGGGCTCGGCCACCTCGGCATGACGCCCGGTCAGCTCTGGTGCCTAACCTTCCCCGAGTGGAACGCCAAGCTGCGGGGGTTTATGGAGTTCCACGGTATCAAGCCGCAAGCCGCGCCGATGACGCGCAAAGAGATGGACGCCATGATCGAGGAGTTCCCCGATGGGGTCATCTCCCTTGATGAGCGCCGCCGTCGGAAGAAACTGGGAAACGAGTTGGACAAGGTAGATGGCGGCCGCGACAGTCGATGAGATCCGAGTCCTGCTAAAGGCCCAGACGGCGAACTTCGAGCGCAAGATGAAACGCGCCGGCAAGACCGTTCAAAAGAGCGGTAAGCAGATGGAGAAATCTGCTAAGGGAGCGAGTAGCCAGTTCAAGAATCTTACCTCCAGCGTTACCCTGGTCAATGGCCCGCTGTCGGGCGTCGGTGCCCGATTCCAGGCAGCCAACGCCATCTTTACCCGCACTAATTTCCTACTGGCCGGCACGCTCCTAGCCGTCGCCGGGCTCACCGCCGCGCTAAAGAAGTCAATCACCGCGTTCTCCCAGAACGAACGCGCTCTGGGGCGTATCGAGGCGCTGATTAAATCGACCGGTGGGGCTGCAAGGTTGACCACCGATGATATCGACAACCTAGCCATCTCAATGGACCGGGCGACCCTGGGCACGCGTATTGGATTCCTCGAAGCGTCAGCGGTCCTCCTGTCATTCAAGGAAATCACTGGCGATACCTTCAAGGCCGCCCTGGAGGGCGCGGCCAATATCTCCGAGATCATGGGTACCGATCTCCGCTCGGCGGCCTTGCAGCTCGGCAAGGCGCTGCAGGACCCGGCCATCGGGCTGTCGATGCTACGGCGAGCTGGTGTCAGCTTCTCTCCTGCCGCCAGAGATGTGATCATCGACTTCGTCAACATGGGGGAGAAGGCCAAGGCGCTCGACCTTATTTTGCAGGGCGTCGAGGGTCAGATCGGCGGCGCGGCCAGGGGTGCGGCGCGTGGCGTCGCCGGGGCGGCAGATGATCTCGGCGCTTCGCTCAGTGATCTCTCGGTTAGTCTCGGCAAAATCACTGCCGATTTCCTAAGATTGAAAGAAGTAGCCAAAAGCTCTGCATCTTTTTTCGACCGCCTTAATACTATCTTGGGTGGACTTGGCAAGACCATCGAGGAAAAACCGCTGGGTTCCCTCGAACGAGAACTCTTTATCGTCAATAAAAGGATTAATGAGCTCGAGCGAGACATCGCCATCGTCGGCAAGTCGCTGCGCGGCCGCTTCGATCCCGAAGGCGCTGGCCTTACCCGTATGAACAAACAACTTTCCGAGCAGATCATTCTTTTCGACCGAATCGAGGCGCAGATCAATAAGCTGAGGCGGACGGGCGACGAACTAATAAAGGTCAGGACCGTTGATGAAGAACTCCCCGAGAAGGTCCGCAAGGTCATCAAGGAGCTGGAGCGGGAGGCGGCGGCGCTCGGGAAAACCGGCGTCAGGTTGGCGCTGTTCAATGCGCTTCACAAGGCCGGCCTGAAGGAAGGCAGCAAGTTCGAGGCAAGAATCCGGGCGCTGGTAGAGGCCATCGACGATGAGACCCGCGCGATCTCCGAGGCCGACCGCCTGTACTCAGACCTGGTTGCCGCCCGCAAACAGGACCGGGACGAGGTGCTGCGCCAGGCGGAGGCCGAGACCGATCTGTTCAAGGGACTGCACCGCGAGGCCGATGAGCTCCAAAGGCTGATCATCGCCCAGAAGAAGGGCAACCGCGAACGCCGTATTACCGAGATCGTCATGGAGAAGCAGGCGGCGGCGCAGGCGGCAAATATCAACTTGACCAAGAAGGAAGAAACGGCGATCCGAGCCAAGGCGGCAGCCATCGTTTCACTGCAGGACGACCTCGAGAACGTCACCGAGGCGACAGTCGACTGGGACGAGGAGATCAAGGGCCTGAACCGCGTGGCGATGGAGACCTTGCAGCAGAACATCATCGACGTTGCGGCCGGGACCAAGAGCCTGGGGGACGCCTGGCGCGAGACCGGGCGGATTATCCTTAACGAGCTGAACAGGATCATCGTCAAGATGATCTTCGCCTCCAATATTGGCGAGAGCGGCAGCGGCAGCGGCTTCTTCGGCGACCTCCTGAAAGGCATCTTCGGGTTCTTCTCCGGCAGCGGCGGTACTACGTCGTCAGCCGGCGCTCAAGGGGCTGAGGGCCTTCTCCAGGGGGGAGGCCGCGTAACGGCCGGCGCGACTATCATCGGCGGTGAGCGCCGCCCCGAGCTGTTCATCCCCGACCAGCCCGGTCGCGTCGTGTCGCGCATCTTCCCGTCCATGCTGGAGGGACAGGGGGGGCCGACTCTGATCTTCGAAAATAACTTCTCCATAGGGGTCGCCGAGGCGGCGCGCCGGGAGATCACGGCGGCCATGCCGCAGATCATGGACGCCGCCAACGAGCACGTAATGCGGCAGATCAACCTCGGCGGCCGCGAGGCCCGCGTCGTGCAGAGGAAGCGATAATGGCGGCTATAGCCTACCCTACCGCTCCGGCGTTCATTTCCGTACGTTGGGGAGGGGCGTGGAACACCCAGGTCTTTACCAGCCCGATTACCGAGAGTATCCAGACCCTCGGGCTGACCGGCGACCGATGGATGGGCCAGTGGACGTTTCCGCCGCTCAAAAATGACGCGTTGATCGCCGAGTGGGAGTCGTTCTTCATGGAGATGGAGGGGAGGGCCGGGCGCTTCCTGGGGCGCATCCCCTTCCGCGCCAAGACCAGGGGGCCGGCCTCGGGATCGCCGGCTATTCTTGGCGCGGATCAGTCCGGCTCCACTGTCATCACCAATGGGTGGACCCCCAACGTCAACGGCATCCTTCTCAAGGGCGACTACGTCAAGCTACCGAACGGAGCGGAGGGCGAGGCGAAGCTGCTACTGGCCGACGCCAACACCGACGGCTCCGGTGCCTCGACGCTCTCCATCAAGCCGGCAATCCGAACCGCGCCGACAGACAGTGGGGCGATCATCGTCACCGACGTCACCGTCGAGATGATGCAGGCGTCCGACGAGATCACCTGGGACATCGACAAGTTCGGCAAGTATCGTTTCACGCTGGCCGGGATCGAGGCGTTCGCATGACCCGGGACATGACCGCCGAGGCGGTGACCGCCAGCCAGACCGACAAGGGCTTCACCGTCATCGCCGCCGCCGAGCTAGACTTCAGCAACGGCTTCGTCAGGGTCCACTCCGGGGCCGGGCCCAAGGTGCTACTTGGCAATACCTACAAGGGAATCGGTGGGTTCGGTCGGATCACCGCCATCGAGGAGAAGGCCGAGCTGGGGGCGACTCTCGTCGAGCTGTCGATCTCCGGTCTCGACCCCACGGAGAACAACGTCAACACCGTCCTGACCACCAACTACCGCAACCGCCCCGCGACCGTCTACCTCGCCTTCATCGACTCGAACGGCGACGTTGTCTCCGACCCGACGATCCTGTTCCGAGGGTTCATGGACAACGCCGTGATCGCCCAGGGCAAGGAGCTGTCGGTCACGGTCAGGATCAACTCGATCATGGCCGACTGGGACCGGGCGAAGGTCGCGCGCTACACCAACGAGGAGCAGCAGGACCGCTTCCCCGGCGACCGTGGCCTGGAGTTCGTCCCGCAGATGGTCGAGAAGGAAATCAAGTGGGGCTGAGGTTCCCCAACCACCCGGTCCTGCTCACTCGGGCCATCACCGACTCGCGCGACATCCCGTTCGCCTGGGGTACGCACGACTGCTGCCTGGCGGCCTGCAATCTCATCCAGGTCTATACCGGCCGTGACCCGGCAGTCTGGTTCCGGGGCAAGTACAAGAGCCAGGTCGGAGCCTTCCGTGCCCTCAGGCGCTATCTCGTCGAGTTCGTCGGGCCGGTAAAGCGGGAGGACCTCCTGCCGCCGGTCGTCGAGCACCTGTGCCTGATCATGGGATACCCAGAGACCACGCGATCCTGGCTCTCGACGGGAGACGTGGCGTTGGTCGCCACGCCGGAGTGCCAACGGTTCCCGACCGCCCTCGGCATCATCGTCGCCCACAGGGTCTTCATCGCCGGCATTGACCGGGGGTTCGCAGCCAAGCCAATCGAGGAGATCATCCGCGGCTGGAAGGTGTAGCCGTGCCCGGGATCACCTTCGCCTTCATCCTCAAGTCGATCATCTCGTTCGTCATCTCGTTCGCCCTCCAGAGTCTTACGAAGGCGCTGTTCGGCAAGCAGGCCGCGCCCGAAGACTTTGACTTCAAGAGAGCCGAACGCATCGTCCGGTCGCCGATTTCACCTCGACGGGTCATCTACGGCGAGAAGCTGGTTAGCGGCCCCCTGGTATTCGCCTCCTCGACTTCCAACGACACCCTGCTCCACATGGTCGTCGTCCACGCCGCGCACGAGTGTCACGGCATAACCGACGCCTACATCTCGGACGAACGGATCCCACCCAGAAACTTTGCCGGCGACGCCGTGACGAACGGCCAATACAAGAGCCACGCGACATGGACCAGGCACCTCGGCTCCCGGAACCAGGCGGCCGACCCGAGTCTCGTCGCCGACATCCCAGAGTGGACCACGGCCCATCGTCTCCGGGGCCTCTGCTACACTCGATGGAAGTTGAAGTCGAACGAAGACCTGTTCCCGGCGGGTATCCCCAACCTCCGCGCCCTGGTTCGTGGACGGCTGATCTGGGACCCGCGCGAGACCGGGATCGCGATTCTCAGCTCGACGTTCCTCACCGCCGGCCAGGTGGAGATCGAGACGGCGGTAAACCACAACAAGTCGAACGGCGACATCGTCTTCATAAGCGGCCACGCCTCGGAGTCCGAGAACAGGATATTCGGTGAGTACGAGATCATCTCGATCACCGGCGACGCCCACTTCGTCATCGAGCAGGACACCTCGACGGTCACCGGGGTCGGCACCGGCGGCGTCTTCAACGAGATGAAGTTCTCGCAAAACCCCGTGCTGTGCGTCCTCGACTACCTGGTCAACAGGAGCTTCGGACGAGCCGCGCCCGAGTCGGTTCTCGACCTCCCCCAGATCATCGCCGCCGCGAACACCTGCGACGAGCAAGTTGAGCTCACCGAAGTCACCGAGAACTTCACCGTTCAGGTTCTGGCGGGAGCGGCCGACGTGTTCACCAGGTCGACGACGTTCTCGCTGAATACGGGAGGGATCGTCCGGGTGTCGTCCGACGGGGCACTGCCCGCGCCGCTGCTGGCGAACACCGACTACTATTACATCAACCTCGGCGTCAAGCCCGAGTTCGCACTGGCATCCACGCTGGACGACGCCGTCCGCCACGTCGCCATCGACATCGCCGATACCGGGTCCGGCACCCACACCATCACGCGGAAGTCCCAGGTCAGATACACCTGCAACGGCGCGTTCACGATTGACGCGCAGCCCATCGACATCCTCGGAGACATGCTGACGAGCTGCGCCGGTACCATCGTCGCGGTCCAGGGCAAGTTCAACATCTTCGTCGCCGAGCCGAGCCCGGTCGTCCATACCCTCGGCGTCGAGGACCTCAGAGGGACGCTCAGTATCGAGGCGGACCCCGACCGTCAGGCGATCTTCAACGGCGTCGTCGGCACCTTCATCTCCCCGGATAACTTCTGGCAGGCGGCGAATTTCCCGCCGGTAAGTCGTTCCCAGTTCGTCATCGATGACGGAGCCGAGATCAACCGCGACATCGAGTTGAGGTTCACCAACGACGTGACGGAGGCCCAGCGAATCTCGACCATCCACCTCCTGCAGTCCCGCGTCGGGATGGTGGTCCTGGCCCCGACGAACCTGACCGCGATGCTCGTCAAGCCATGGGACGTGATCGCCTTCAACAACACCGTGGCGGGCTGGGCCTCCAAGGAGTTCCGCGTCATGGGATGGCAGCTCACTCCCGTCGGCAAAGGGATGGGTCTCGACCTCGACCTACAGGAGTACGACGGCGACGTGTTCTCCTGGCAACGGGGCGACGCCAAGATCATCGCCGAGCCGCCCGCAGTCACCCTCCCGCCGTTCGCAGGGCCGATAAACCGGGACCCCACGTTCAACGGTGATGCCACGGCGGCAGCGGCGAGCTGCGTCGTAGATGGCGTGCGCGACGACTTTTCCAATGAGAACGCTGTCGATAGCGTAACTAGCGTCAATAATAACTTCGACTCGGCTGGTCAGTTCTACTCGTCGGACGCGGTCGACGACATGACCCTGGCCGGGCTCACGATCTGCCCGGCGGTTGATCAACCGGTTCAAGCCCGCCTATGGATTCTCGAGGCCGACATCGATCCGATCGCACTCGGCACGGATATCAAGGCGTTCATCTCGCGGGATGGTGGAGTGACCTTTACCGAGGTCACGCTCACCGACGAGGGCGACTTCGACAGCACGATCACGGCAACACTTGGTCGCCGAATCCTATCCGGCCAGGCCAATCTGTCGAGCCAGTCGTCCGGCACAAGCATGAGCTGGAAGATCACCACCCATAACCTCACGCAGCTAGAGATTCACGCCATAAATCTGTTCTGGAGGTAGCGGTGGCCGGAATCGACTTCGGTGGCCTCATCGGCTCGGCGATCCTCAAGTCCATCACGTCGATGTTCGTCTCCTTCCTGTTCCAGGGCGTCATCAACGCGATCTTCGGGAAGGGCCCGGGAAGCGGTGACTTCGACTTCAAGGCGTTCGAGCAGATAATCCGCTCGCCGGTCGCTCCCACGAGGGTGATCTACGGTCAGAAGCTCGTCGCCGGTCCACTGGTGTTCGCCGAGACGACGGACGGCGACAAGTTTCTCCACCTCGTCGTCGCGCACGCCGGCCACGAGTGCCACGACTTCACGGACCTGTACGTTGACGATCAGCGCATCCCGCCGAGAGACATGAGCGGTGACGAGGTCAGCGCCACCGACTTTGCAGGCTTCGTCCGCCGCACGATCCACCTCGGATCGCCGAACCAGGCCGCGGACTCAAACCTGGTCGCCGACGTTGGTATCTGGACCGCCGACCACCGTCTCAGGGGCATCTGCTACGGGCGCTATCGGCTGAAGGCCAATGAAGTCGTCTTCCGGAGTGTCCCGCAGCCGGCGCGCGACTCTCCCAGAGGCGGGCTCCAAGCACTCCCGAGGGGACCGGCTCCAGAGGGTGCATCTCTACTCAACCAACCTGGGCCGACCAGGGGCGCGCCGTTTATTCCGTTCCCCACCGGCATCCCCAACCTCCGCATCCTGATTCGCGGCCGGAAGGTCTGGGACCCGCGCGACAGCGGCCTGGCGATAGCCTCGTCGTCGTTCCTGACGGCGGGGCAGGTAGAGATCGAGACCGTGTCGAGCCACGGTAAGGCGGTCGGTGATACGATCTTCATCGCCGGCCACGCTCAGGAGCAGGAGAACGTCATCTTCGGCGAGTATGTCGTCGAGGCGGTCGGCGGCGCGCGGTACCTCACCATCGGCCAGGTGACGGACACGATCACGGGCGTCGGGACCGGAGGGACGATGTACGACATGAAGTTCCACCACAACCCGGTGCTCTGCATCCTCGACTATCTGGTGAATAAGGATTTCGGCCGGGCGTCGCCGGAGTCGTTCCTGAACCTCCCCCAGATCAAGGCCGCCGCGAACACCTGCGACGAGCAGGTGGTCCTGACATTAAGGGAGGACTTCTTCACCGCCGTCCCCGGTGAGCTCATCACTGGTCAGGAAGAAGATAATTTTCTCCGGCGCACCAACGCTAACTTCCCCATCAACACGGGGTCTCTCATGCGCGTAAGGACCAGCGGGACGTTGCCAGCGGGCTTGAGCGCCGAGACCGATTACTACTACATCCATCTTGGCACCATGGATGAGTTCGAGCTGGCGACCTCCTATGTCAACGCTATCCGCGGGGTCGGCATCCGGGTCGAAGATGACGGTACCGGCACCCACGTCCTAACTCGTTTCAGCCAGCCGAGGTACACCTGCAACGGCGCATTCACCACTGACGCCGCGCCGATCAACATCATGCAGGACTTGCTGACGAGCTGCGCCGGCAACCTGGTCAACGTAGCGGGCAAGTTCCACATCAACGTCGGCGCGCCGGACCCGGTCACGTTCACCATGGAGACCTCTCATCAGAGGGGCGAGGTCGAGATCGAGACCGACAGTGATCGGCGCAACAGGCTAAACCGGGTGAGCGGGATATTCGTCTCGCCCGACAACTTCTGGCAGCCGTCCGACTTCCCCTCGGTCAAGCGCCAGCAGTTCATCGACGACGACGGGCTCGAGCTGAACCGGGACATCGAGCTTCGGTTCACCAACGATCAGGTCGAGGCCCAGCGAATCGCCACCATCCACCTGCTGTGCTCGCGGTTCGCGATCAGCACCAACGTCCTGGTAAACCTCCACCCCATGACGGTCGCTCCGTGGGACGTGATCGCCTTCAACAACAGCGCGCTCTCGTGGGCGGCCAAGGAGTTCCGCGTCCTCGGCTGGGCGATGGTGCCGGACGGCAAGTCACTGGGCCTGATGATGGACATGATCGCGTACGACGCGGACTGCTACGTCTGGCCTGGGGGCGAGGCCATGCTCGCGATCCCACCGCCTCTACCGGACATCAGACCCCCCGCCGAACCTCCCGAGCCTATCTTGGACCCCGACGGCGGGCGCGGTGAGTGCACTGTCAACGGGCTCATCGACACCTTCCCCGATGAGAACGGCATCGACCAGGCGCTCTCGTCAGGCATCGCCTACGACGCGGCGGGCGACCTCTACACCGGCGGGACGATCTGGGTCGTCATTGACTTCGACGGTGAGATCGTCACCTCACCCGACGGCATCAACTGGACCCAACAGACGAACCCCAACCAAGGAGTCCCGTTCGCCGCCGTCACGGGGCTCGCGACCGACCGCAAGGGCAACTGGATAATTGCAGCCACCGTGGGGCGAATACTAACGTCACCTGACACGGTAAACTGGACGCTGCGGCTTCTCAACGAGACCGACTTCTTTTGTAAACACGCTATCTTCTATCCCGACGACGAGGTGTTCGTCGTCACCACCGACGACCCGGACCCAACACCCGATGAGTTCTCATCGCGAATCCACAGGTCCGCCGACGGGGCCTCGTGGATCACGGCACACGAGTTCCCGGCCAGCCCCTTCGTCGACACATTTACCGCTAATGCGTTAGCTCACGACGGATTCGGGACGATCATGGCCGTCGGTAAGAGTGGGTTGACCCCAGGGCTCGCGGCTTCGTCCGCCCGGTCATTAGACGGCGGCTTCTCATGGAGCAGGAAGCCCCTCCACGATGGCGTCTTCGTCAGGATCGAGAGCGACCACGGCGCGACCACGGGAGGCCCTATCACGGTGGCGGCCGGGGCAGAGACGGGCGATGAAAAGCTCTGGTTGACCGGCGACGGTGAGGACTGGACGAACCAGACGGATCAGCCCTTCACCTTTAACATCATCGCCCTGGGATACGGCAACGACCTTTGGCTCGGCGGTGATCTGGGGACGAGGCTCGCCAACTCGCCAGATGGTCAGCACTGGACACAGTTTACGAATCCTTTGTCTCCGCTCAAGATCATCCGTGATTTTCATTGGTCCGAGGAGCAGCAGCTATGGGTGATGGTGGGCAATGACAGCTCGATATTGACGTCACCGGACGGCACTAACTGGACGCAGCGGACCGTCCCCATTTCAGGTGCGATCTTCATACAGGTTGAAAACGGACCGGCGAACATGGTCCTCGTCTCCGCCGGGCAGTGCCCGGCTAGGTTCGTCCCCTCCGTCGCCACCATATTCGTTGTCGAGAAGGACATCGACGCGGTCGAGTTGGGCGTCGATCTCAAAATATCGGCGTCGCGCGACGATGGAGTGACATTCACCGAAGGAACGATCGAGGATGTTGGGAATCTCGACCTGACGTCAGGTAGGCGCATCCTTAAAGCAGTCGTACTCCTGACCAGCCAACCATCAGGCTCCGCGATGCGCTGGAAGATCGAGACCGACAACGTCAAGTCCGTTGAGATCCACAGCGTTGAGATGTCCTGGAGCCGGTAACGGCCCCGTGATCGAAAAGTGTCATCGGATGGGGATACAATTTAGCAATGAAGCCCGGGCTCCTTATCGTGGCGGCACTGATCGTCTTCATAACGACAGCCTCCGCAGATATGCGGTGCGGGCCGCGCGACACCGTCCTGTCCGTGATAACGGGGGTGAGGTATGCCGAGCGACTCTCCAGCATCGGCCTGGGTTTGAACGGCGTGGTGATCGAAGTCTGGGGCAACCCCATCACGGGATCGTTCACGATCACGACCACCAATACCCTCGGTTGGACGTGCATCGTCTTTTCGGGGCACGGATGGGAACAGCGACAGATTGCGCCAATGAATGAGAGAGATTCGTGATGCAATATATCCAGACTGTTCTAACAGCCCTGCTAATCGCGGCTGTCCTGTGGATCGCCGACACCACCAATACGAACGACAAGACTCTAGCCGTCATCGCCGTCAAGATCGAGCACCTCACGGACGAGTCCGCCGAGATCAAGCAAGCCGTTCAGGCGCGACCGAGTGGCGAGAGTTTCACCCACCTGACGAACAAGGTCGGCGATCTCGACGGCGAGATCACTCGACTGCGCCAGACGATCAACGCCTTCATCGCCTCCGGTCTGGGAGGGGAATAACCATGAGGATGAAGAAGGGGGTCGATGTCGCCAACATCCAACCCCAGATCGTCCTGGCATTAATCACCGCCAACAACCTCTATCGCGACGAAGGGGTCGAGCTGGTCTACACTTCCGGGCGCGACGGGGAGCACTCTCTGACCTCGCTCCACTACTCCGGGAACGCCGTGGACCTGCGGAGCCGCGACCTCAAGGCGAAGAACCGTCTCCTACCGGCGCTAATTCGCGACCGCCTTGCGGATCGCCTCGGCGTGGACTATGACGTGGTCTTGGAAAAGAACCACATCCATCTGGAATACCAACCCCGGAGGCGATGATGACCCGCTGCTGCTTCGTACCCCCGATCGTCGAGGAGAACTTGATTGAAGCGGGGGTTACGACGAAGACGCCTGAATACGAACTTGCCGATGCCGCCCGAGTGCGCCGGATGTTAAAGCCCCGCATGATCGCGACGAAGTTTCGCTCGCAGTTTATAAACCAGGGCCGGCTACGGTCCGAGGTCATCGTCTACGACTGCGAGAACTCCTGGCAGCTCCGCAAGGTCAAGGTCTGGGAGGGAAGACTCCCGAAGACCGAGTATGATCACGGCGGGGAACCCAAGGACGACCCCGACATCTTTAACGGCCTCGAGCGTGGGAGCGATGCGGACTGCGCGGCACGGTTCGGCATCGGCATCGTCCGCTGGCTCCGGGATTCCCTCCAACGGGGCGGGATCGACGGCAAGGGCGGTCGCGTTATCATCAACATTCGGTACGGAGAGAACTACAACAACGCCTTCTGGGACGGCGACGAGCTGACTCTGGGCGGCGGCGACGGGCAAATCTTCGTCTCCTTCGCCAAGAGCCCCGACGTGGTCGCCCACGAGATCGGTCACGGGATCATCCAGGCGGAGTCCGCCCTTGAATATCAGGGCGAGAGCGGGGCGTTGAACGAGCACTTCGCCGACGTTCTCGGCATCGCCATCCAGAACACGCTGTCGCCGCCCGGCTGGCTCATCGGCGACGAGATCATGGGGTGGGCCCTGCAGGGCGAGGCCCTGCGCTCGATGATCGCGCCCGGCACCGCCTATGACAACCGGCTGATGGGGAAGGACCCGCAGCCCGGTCACTATGACGACCGCTACCAGGGCGCGGCCGACCACGGGGGCGTCCACATCAACTCGGGTATCCCCAACCGGGCCTTCGCCATTGCCGCCGAGCGCATCGGCATCGAGACGGCGGCTCGGGTCTGGTACACGGCCCTCCCGCTCCTGGCCCCGCGCTCGACGCTTAGGGAACTTCCAGGGGTCATCGACCTGGCTGCTCGCGAGCTCATAATTCGCCGGGCAGACGCGATGGAGGACGAGGTCGTCGACGACTACTGTCATCGCGACGAGAATACGAGCGGCTTCCTCAGGGCGGGCGGCCTGCAGGCAATTCGAGATGCCTTCCGCATGGTGGGCCTGTCCGGTCCGGCTAAGAAGGCGTTTGCCATCGGCGGGGTGATCAGACCGTGAAGCGTGTCCTGTCCATCGACGGAGGGGGCATGTTGGGAGTCATCCCGGCCTACATTCTGAATAAGATCGAACAGGGAACCGGCAAGTCCTGCTCCGATATGTTCGACCTCATCGCCGGCACCTCGACCGGCGGCATCATCGCCATCGGCCTGAGCAAGCCCGACCCGTTCAGTGCGCGCGACGCCATGGAACTCTACCTCCAGCACGGCCCCGCGATCTTCAAGAAGCGATGGCTGTTCCCGCTGGTGAACAAGTACGACCCGAAGGCCCTCGCCAGCATCCTCCGGGACAAGTTGGGGACTGACCCGTTCTCAAAGTGCTCGACACCCTGCCTGGTCCCCGCCTATGACCTGCGCAACCGCCGCCTTCAAATTTTCAAGTCGTGGCGCAATGCGGAGCCCAGGAACGACTGGCCGCTGTGGGAGGTAGGGCTGGCTACGTCGTCGGCCCCCACCTACTTCCGGGCCCACAGCGGCATGTGGGACGGCGGCGTCGGTGCCAACTGCCCGGCGATGTGCGCCTTCGTCGAGGCCCGCCGCCTCTGGCCCAACGAGCGGATCCGCGTCGTGTCCATGGGCACCGGCACGTCGGCGAGTGCCATCGACCCAGATGGGCGGTCTACCCGGCGGCCGATCAACTTCGCGGTCCACCAGCTCCTGCACGTCTTCATGGACGCCCAGATGGACGCGCCGCACTACCAGCTCAAGCACCTTCTGCGCGGCCGCTACGTTCGCGTCCAGGGTCCGTTCGAGGCCGCGTCCGACAAGATGGATGACGCCTCGGCCGCCCAGCGCCGCGCCCTGCTCGTGGATGCCCGGAGCATCATGTACCAGAACCGCCGGGCCATCGCCCGGCTCATCGAGGAACTGAAACAATGAAATGGCATTTCAATTGCATTTCAATCCCAATACTTTTGATCCTCGGTGGCTGCGTCGGCATCGCCGGAACGGTGGCGTCGACCGCCGCCAAACCGATTCTCGGGTTCGCGGTAAAGGACGCGAAAACGACGCTGATATGGATCGAGCGCGAGGAATCCGCAGATCGTCTATCTTCAATAGATGCGGCCAGTGCCCGACGATGCCCGGAGTCAGTTATCGCCCTCGACGCCTTGCGGGCCCAGGTGCAGAAAAAGACCGCTGAGATGAAGGGTACTCGTGGCTTGATCTATTACGGCACGCTAGCCCGCTTCGGCAAAGGAGTGCAGGCGGAGGCTAGTCAAGGGTTGGCCCAGTTGGCGGAATCCTGCGTCTCGCTGATCCCGGCCGAGAAATTAATCAAGTTGTTCTAGCCGACCACCTGCCCTCCGTGTCGACCGATTCAGGCGTACCACTTGCCCACGTTATCATAAGCGTCGACGACATCCTGGTGGCCCAGGCTCGACAGAAATTCAGTCAATATCTTATCCGCATTGTAGTGAGCCCTTTCAGTGTCGTCGTCCTCGGCGAATCCGTCGAGGCGTTTGATCGCTTGCTCTTTGGTCATGTCATCCTCTAATTGGCAGCCGGGGCGGGGATCGAACCCCTTGGCCCGTTGGTAGAGCGGCTCGCCCTTCCGCGTCCCGACCTGAACCAGAATGGCAAAGCCGCGCTTGAGCATGTCCGAGACGACGGCCGCTGCTCGATCCCCTCGATATGGTTGCTCTCGCGAAAGGTCATGCGGAGGCGCTGTTCGTCAGTCATGGCTGTCATGGGGCAGGCCTTTCTGCCAGCGCGAAAATGCTTCCAATTCATCGCCGCCATCTGGGGATATCCTGTGGTTGCCCTCTGCAAATAGTTGCTCAATGCTGTCGGCATCGATGATGCGCTGTCCATTGTCTAGAACGTGACATTTCAGTTCCACGCCGTAAATCTTGAATGTGCCGCTCCAAACGGCTTTAGGTATGTCGGTCATCCGGTCCTGCCATTTCCCATTGAGTGGTATGGTAGCCATGCGCCCATTCCATAACGCCTATCGGATCGTCGAGCGCCAGATAAGGGTTTGGGGTAGGCCCTTGCTTGTAAGCATCGTACCCCTCGTCGAATTCCTTGCTGTAAATCGGTTTCACCTTCATTCTCCTAAGCGCCACACTCTATCCGGCCGTCGAGCGGGGGATGATCGGGTTGATCATTTCCGTTTCCTTCTCCTCATCCATTTGGCCTGAGCCTTAATCAGCGCCGTGAGACCCACGACGACCCAAGACGCTACCCTCAAGATACTCCCTGCGACGCGATCTACTAGCCAGATCACACCATAGGATACTGGGTACAAAACATATTTTCTCATGGCTTAGCTCCTCACTCATATTCCCATAAGTGGGCCATGTGAGCGGGTAGCGCTGCGAACGGCCGCGGCCTGTTTTTCGCGTCTATCTTGCGCTTATATAAATAGATCACGTCGTAATTCCCCATCGGCCCGTTGCCGTCAGTCAGCATGACGATGTCGGTGATCCCGTTTTCACCTACTTCGTAACCCTGTTCCCAACTTGTCCAGACTCTCTTGAGCCTCATACAGTCGGCATCCATCAGTTTAACACCGGGTGGCCGCGCCCTCTCAGGCACGTGCGGATCACCTGGACCTGCTCGGTGATCCCGGCTCCGGCCCCGGCAATAACGCCGGCTGATCCCCCCGCTGCGGCTCCCAAGGCAGCGCCGTACCCCGCGTCGCCGATGATCGCGCCGGTCGCGGCCCCGAAGGCAGCACCCATGAGCGCCCCGAGGATGCCGCCCCCGACCGCGCCCTCGACTGGGCTGATGTTCTCGGCGTAGCGCCGGCAGTCGGCAACATCACGGTTATAGACGGCCATCCCCTTGAAGTTCGGGTGCCTCCAATCAACGGTCGGCTGGTAGTTCGACCCGGCGGCGCAGCCGGCAACAGCCAGGGCAATGATGAGTATCAGAATTTTGGTCATGGTCGATCTCCTTCTGGGTAAATCGTCTCGGTCCCGAATGGCGGGATGTGGGTGATTACTTCGATGTGAGAGAAGTCGCCTCGTCTCATCCGGTCCCGAAAAACTAAGATTTCGACGTCACGACTGCCTACTCCGGCGTGTACCGTCTCGATGGCTAGCGCGTTAGGTATCCTCGGGAATTGAGCGTTCGGCGGATAGTATGCCCTGATCGTGTACCTCCATTTGCCGTGGCGCTTACACATCATCCCCTCCGAAATCCAACTGTGGTTCATGTCCGTTCTTCCGTGAGTCGCTTTGACTTACTCCGACTCGGCTGGCCCTCCGGTGGTCCTCCTTGAGAAACGAGTCGATGGCAAAGCACAGGGTCGTCAGCGTTCCCTTCTTCCGCGTGCGTCTCCACGCTATCACCATGTGCAGGGCGAGCCGCGCCCGGGCGGCGTTGCGGGAGTGCTTCGCGACCCGACAGCTAGCGCGGCAATACTTCTGATCCGCCCGTATCGTCTTAAAGGCGACGCTACACTCGGGGCAGGTCCGTCTGTAGTCGGTGGTACCTCTCAACGCGACATGGCCCTCCCAGGCCCGTAATATGGATACCAAAGCGCGGCGGGTGGTGACTTTCGGGGCAGAAGGTGATCGGTGGTCCGTTACCACTCACCGACCGGGAGACAGACCCCATCTCAAGCCACCTGCTTTTTTAAGCGTGCGCCGCCGCTCACTCGCTCCCCTATGGCCCCCCAACATTGAAAATCCTAACTGGCTTGTGCTTCCACCATCGTTTTCCTAAAGCTCATGCCGCCGCTCCCCTGGCCTTGACGAGGGCGGCGCGGATTTTGTTAAGGCAGTTGCCAAGCAACGCACCATCCAACTGGTAAATGCGGTTGTCGCCGGGCGGGTCGATGGGGGGTGCCGCATCGTGTAGCAGCAGCCGCTCGGCATCTTCCAACGCATCCACAAGCTCCGGCGAACTGGCCATGAGGCGGGCGTTGGCCTCACAAATGCCCTGGTGCCCTACCGAGCGGGAATTGACTCGGGCAAGATCGCAGTGGGCCCCGGCCTCACTAATGAATACGAAACACCCCTTGAGATCGCCTGGGCAGGCGTAATTAACGCCCCATTCCCAAGGCCCTGGTGTGTGCTCGGTCATGCCGCCGCTCCTCGGTGGATTTCGTTTCGGATGTCTTTTCGGCAAACGGCGCAGGTGTCGATGTGTAGATCGGCAAGTGTCCCGGTAACATGTCGATGAGGCTCACCGTCTAAGACCCTTTGCAATTCATGCGCGAGTCTCAAGATTTGGCCCATCCCCTCGTCAAACTCATCGAGACGATGTTGAAAATCGGCAAGGCTCCCGGCCTCACGCGCGTCTGGCGAGTCGTCGCAAATGACGGCGATCTGTTTTAAGAGGTAGTTCATGCCGCCGCTCCCTTGGCCCGTTCCTTGAGCATGGCGTCGGCGACCTGATAGAGCTGCTTTGCCATGTACTCAAATTCGTCAAGGGCTGAAGGTCGCATGCAGGAGCCGCTCATGAGCCCCACCAACGCCTGCCCGGCAAACCAGTCCCGAAGTGACATGCCGGGATCGAAGGTTTGGTTCCATGTGTTGTCCTGGCATTCAGACTGTTCGGATGGGAACGCCGAACCGCCGTCGCTTTTCATCGCCCCGCCATCTAGGTCGCTGGAGGTCTCGGTCATGCCGCCGCTCCCTTGGCCTTGGCAGCTTTCCCGGACCCGTCACAGTCGGCGCACTTGACGAAGTGCCAACCGTCGTCCGTTGGCTCGGCCTTCTCGGCTGCAAGCCAGCGTTGCCGGTACACGGGATTTTCGTCGTCGGCCCGGACCGGGACTATCTTGGTGCCCTCGCAGTCGCCCGGACACACCGTTTCGGGGTCAGGGTAGGGAATGCCGAGGGCTTGGTATCTGTCCATGCTGTTTCTCCTTCAGGAGCCGCCGGCGGGGCCGGAGCAACCCGCCGGGAACGGATAGAGCGCGTAGCGAGATTCGGTACTCAGCGGGTTGGTCTCGCCGATCAGGACTACCCTCGACATCTCACCCCTCCGTCTCCATGGCTTTGAGGATGGCGATGCACATGCCGATGGGCGGGGAACGTCTGCCGCCGTCAATCTCTCCAAGGATAAGATGCCCGTGCTCACCGGGAATTTTCTTTTTCAGGTAAATCAGCCCGACGCCAGTATCCTCGATTGACCACCCCCATTTTGATGGCACTAGGTTCACGGTGTCTTGGAGGTTGCAGGTGGGGTCAAGCCTGATAGAAAATATCCGCCCATCTTTGTTCAATTGCAGACCATCATTTTCCCGTACTAATTTGTAACCGAGCGCCAGTAACACCTCATCGGAAAGCTCCCGCGAGCCTTCCTTCGCTTCGGACAGACGGGTGATGAGGGCGGCGTTAGTCATTTCAGCTTCAACCCCACGAAGAGCCCGGCCAGCCCACAAGCCGCGCAGAGCCAAACCAGGTACCAGATTTGCACTTCAACCATCCCCGTCTCCCAGCGCCGCGAGTGCTTGACGGTAGCCTACGCATAAAGGACACTTGCCGGGCGTCCACCCTTCACACGCATGGCATTTTGGGGCCATTTCCACCACCGCTTCCAGCTTCACCTGACGGGCTTCCAGCGCCTCTATGTGGGCGATGAGTTCGGGGATGTCGTTGCACACCCTGCAAGTGAGCGTCGAGCGTGCAAGTCCACCCATTTTTGCCCACCCACTTATTACGAAGCTTGCCCGCGCCGCTACCCCCTCCACGTCGGGCCTCTTGGGGGTGTTAGGCATTAACCAAACCTGCGAGGGTCTTGGTCATCTAAAAGCTCCGCTTTGGCGAATTCCCAGATGCGCCTTGCTATCGCTATTCGGTCGCTCACTATTTCAAGGCCATTGCCTTCATCTAAGGCCAGTAGCCCCCAAATCATCTCGGCAATTTCGGCAACTTCAGTTTCAATCATCCCCCGTCCTCCGGGTCCGGGGCTTTCATATCCCGCGTCAGCAAGTCGCACAGCAACCGCCTGTCCAGTGCGCCATCCGCTTGCAGATGATGCAAGGTAATTTCGCGTTGAAGCTTCAGCGCCTCGATGTAGGCGATGAGTTCGGGGATGTCTTGGCGGGCGTGGGCGATGAAGTGCGTATTTGCCCGCTGGAAGTAACGCAAATCATCAACTGATAGTGCCTCGGCAATAGGCCCTGATTGCCGCCCCTTGTTCGGAGGCCCATAGATGCGGAAATTGCCGGGCTGCCCCTCAATCCACGGCGCTTCCGTCGCAGCCCTCGCCCGCTTCGCCATCGCCTCCACGTCGGGCCTCTTGGGGGTGTTAGGCATCAAATTGACCTGTTCAGCTTATTCAGCGCCTCAACCATCTCTAGAGGCTGTTCTTTCACGGAGTAGCATGACTGGATAACGTCTATCATCTCATCAATTCTCTGAGTGATAGTCTGTCCCTTCTTGGTGCCGAGCTTTCTTGAAATGCGGCCCAATAGATACAGGGCGGCCCAGTCCTCTTTTACTAATTCATGCAACGGCTTCATCTCCCGTCCTCCGGCTCCGGCTTGGCGGGGGTTAAAGCGGCTGCGACTTTTGCAAATTGCGCTCCAATGCGATTCATGCGCTCCACATTGCAGTCAAAACACCAGAGCGGAGACCACCTTGTTCCTGCTGGCCCATTACAGCCTCTTTCGATACAAGCCTTGCCTGTATGATGCTTAGGGCCATTTCTGGGGTCTGCTCGGTCTTGATATGCCTTCATCACCCCGTCCCTTCGCCCGCTTGCGGCTTCGCTGCGGGGGCGGCGGCGAGCATGGATCTCCATCGTATTTTGAGGCTTTCTCCCGTTAGGACGGTGGCATGACAATCCTGACCTGGGGCCAAACCGGCAAGTATCATTTCATCGTCCAGTTTCAGTGGAACAATCTGCCACCCCTCCGGCACCCGCCGGTAAAGCGCGGCGGCTTCGTCGGTGTCGGTGAGGGCGGCTGTTATTGCCTTACATTTTCTGCTGTGTCGCTGTGTCTCACCCGACTCCCATACCGATTGGCATAGTATGCCGCAAACGTCCTCTTGCGTATTGTGTAAAGCCTCCCGAAGCACCGCCAGTTGCTTGCCCAGTTCCTCGGCAATTTCATCGGCCTTCGCCAACGCCTCTATGTGACGGGCGGTGTCGGTGAGGCAATCTATCAATTCGTGTTCCGCGCCTAACTTTTGTTTCGTCAACTGCATACGGCCATCGCGACCGACAGCCTCATGCTTGTTCGCGGCTATCACCCGTCCAGCAGCCTCCCGCAGCGCCGCCAGTTGCCTGCCCTGCTCCACCAGACCGGCTTCGTCGATGGCTGCTTGAACAACCCTTACAAAATTATCCTTTTTCCACGAGCCGCCAATCCAGAATTTGTCGTAGGCAGCCTCTAGCGCCTTCTTGTCTATTTTCATCCCCCGTCCTCCGGCTCCGGCTTTCTAAAAAGGCAGCAGACCCACAATTTAAATGGTCCAATATGTAGCCGTATAGACGGCGCGAAAATACATGGCCAATAACGAACAGAGAACCCTACCGCAAATTGATATGGGTAAAAAGCAAGGCCACCAAACAGAGGACCAACATCGAATATCTTTTCACGAACGCGGCTCATCACCTATCCTGTTCGTTGGCTCGATTGGTACCACTATGTGCTTGTCGTCCACGAGCTGCCACTGCGCGGCGGCTTCTTCGGTGTCGGTGAGGACTTCAAAAAGTCTACCTTCACACTCTTGGTCTTCGTGTGTTCCCCACTCTGGCAGATGCTTTTCGTGATAATGTTTGAGCCTAGCCATAAGATCGCTTGCAGCCTCCCGCAGCGCCGCAAGCTGCTTGGCTAGGCTTGCATTCAGGTCGCAAATTTCTTGATACACGTGCCTGGGCAATCGTTCCTCGGCGTCCTTTTTCCATTCCTCGGCTTCCTGGCGGGCTTCGTCGCGCTCGATAATGATGTCGCACAATTCGCGCTCTTTCATCGCGTAGCACTCTGGAGCTGGTTTGCTAGAATGCGCTTTACCGAAGTGTATTTCGGCTTTGGCACGGTCTGTAAACACAGCGTCACACCAGTAACAACGCCAGCCTTTTAATGCTTCAAGCTCGCTCCGCTCCACCAGATCGGCGACTTCGATTGCGGCCTTGACAGCCATCCCTAAGCCACGCCCCTGTTCCATTACTTCGCGGGCGGCCTTTAGCGCCTTTTGGTTTAGGTCACCCATCGTCCGCGACCTCCCGGATGTACCAGGTCGCCACGTCGTTCTGGTTGACCTGGATCCTCACGGCGGGACCCGAGCCGTCATACTCGGCCTGAATGACCTTGCCGAACTGGCTCAAGGTTCGAAGGCTGGCTAGCGCGGCCGTCAGTCGAGCCATGTGCCGCTCTGCGGTGGGTTTCGCCAAGCGCCCGTTCTTGATCCACTTCGGGTAGACGTTCTTGCGGATCGCCAGCTCGCGCTCGATCTCGCTGATCTGCTCCATCATCGCGGGCTCAGTCATGGTGATGCGCGCCCTTCAACACGCGCCACTGTAGGGTCATATCGTCTACGGTCTTCGCCGTACCCATGTCGAGAAGTTCAGCGTTCAAGGGGACCTTGCGAAGCTCCTGCATCCTGGCTAGTCCGGTTGCGTCGACCTCTGGCTCTACCGGCTTTTTAAAGAGCGCCGATTTGTAAGCAAGAATTGCACTTAGTCCGTTTGGGGTCATGGTGTTCGTCTCCTTCTCACTTCGGGAATAACTCGGCGACCTGGACCTTGAGCGCCCTGGACAGGTTCCACACCAGCGTCGCCGAGATCGCCTTCTGCCCCGTCTCGTAGCCTGAGATTTGCGCGGGCGACCTGCTGATCAGTGCCCCCAGTTCGGTCTGCGTCCACTTCCTCACCTTTCGAAGGATTCGGACTTGCCGGCCGATATGCTTGTCAACGTCGGTAACCCACTGGCTCACTTAATATTCCTTCGCATCGGTTCCCTCTCCCTTTTCTTCCTCCTCCTCGCTCTCGGTCGGTAGCGTCACGCCGAGCGTCCCGGCCACGGTCCGGATCAGGGAGTAGGCGTCCCTCGTCTTAGCTGCCTTCTGCTTCTTCATCTTGGTGAGCTCGTCGGCATAGTTACCGATGAACTGGTCGCGATCGGATTCGGGAAGCCCCTTTAACGTGTCGATGAACCACGGCACCCACTTGCCCCACTGGCCCCCGCCTAGCGGCGAAGCGGGCACCTTGGTCCCGGCCTCTGGCTCCTTGGTCTGTGCCGACTCGCCGGTTCCGCCATCATCCTGAGCCCCCGTACTTTTCATCGCCGCCTTGCCATAGAGGCGCTCGATGGCGGCCTCGGCCTCCTCGGCGTCGGCGGCCATGTTGGCAACCATGTAGTGCTCGAACGTGGGCGCGTTGGTTTCCCAGAAGCCCTTGATCGCCGCCGCGTCCGAGTTCCTGAACTCCACCGTGTCGATGTAGCCGAGGAACGCAATAAAGTGGGCGGGGAGATCGTCGAACTGCACGACCTCTCCGTCGAGCGTGATGAGTTCGAAGGGCTCCTTCTTCGCCTGCTCCTCGATCTGCGGGCGAGGGGAGGCGTCGGTGATGTCGATCATCCCCCCCTCCATCTCGTCGGCGGTCAAGCCGACGGCCTCCTCGGGGAACGCCGCCCTCAGCG